ATTTATCAGGACTACTTTTTACACTTTTATCATATGCTTTTTGAGTTGATTTATTTTGATCTTTTGCTTTTTTATAATAAGAAGCTTTAGTACGCGGAGATAATTCATCAAGCTGCTCTACTTCTTCTTTACGAACTTTACGTAATGAAGACAACTTAAGCTTTCCATCTTTATCACGATCAGCTTTTTCTTTATCTTGTCTCATCTTTTGTAATGGAGACATTAATCTTTTAGCTTGACCCTGTGGTTCATTATAAGCTTCTTTAGGCGATTTATATCCAGGTTTTTGCCTTTCAGGATATTTCTTTCCAGTTTTTGGATCTACTTCATCCTTATGACCTGATGGTACGTAATAGCTTACTCCAGTTGGACCGTATGCTTTTCCTTCATTTTGGATCTTAGCTAATCTTTCTTTAGCCCGTTTTAATGATTTAGCATGAGCCATTTGTGCATTCATATGCTTTACTGTATCGCTACGATTATCTGCTTCTTTACTCATTTGCTGATGATGATCATGAGCTTTTTGGTGTCTATCAATTGTTGCTTTTATATCTTCTTCTTTACCTTCTTTATGAGTTGGTGTAGAAGTATCTAAATGCTTACCTCTATTTTTCATCTTAGAAGAATCTGGCTTATCTAGCATGCCCTTCACGCGATTTCCGGGATCAGCTTTTCCATGCCATCCTTGAGCTTTACCGGGTGGAAGCTTTTTAATTTTACCACCTTTGGCAAGAAATGCTTTTACTGCGTCTGAATGAGAAGAATCTTCCTTTTTATTATCAGGATGTCCTTTACCGCCATCCTTTTTAGATGCCCATACCGCTTTACGCTGAGCATGGGAAACATATCCTTCTCTTAAATCGTTGAATGATTTCATTTTACTCTCGCTGCTAAATCTTTATCCGCCTTGCCCCATGTGCCAGACGATTTTGTTACAAATGAATTAACTCGGGCCATGCCCCACTGCTGGGGGGTAGTTCCGGGACGATGGCCCGTCCGCCATGCCGCAACACCACGGTTATAAACTTTTCGAAGAATACCAACTGGCATACCAGATTTCTCTGCTTTTTTCTTCAAACCTGCAGTGGCATCTTCATGAATATATGCTTTAAATTTTAACATTAGTTTTCCCTATTGGTTTTCTTAACATCTCGCATTCTTGCTCGATCCATCATTCGGTCATGCCTTTTAGCATCTGATTCTTTCTCTCTATCAATTCTCGCCTTAGCAATGTCAACTTGAGAATTTTTTTCACCATACATCTGTCTGAATCTGATTGTATGCTTTGAAGTTTTTGTCTTAGCAGTAGCATCTCCAGGCGCTGGCTTATATGCTGCGGGGTTATCATCATCCATCTTTGCTCCTTTTTTAAAATGAGCTTTTCTTTTTGCCATAGTAGATTTTGATAAACCTTTATGATATGCAGCACCTTCACTTTGGCCTGGAGTTATTTTTTCAGCCTTTTTAGTTGATTCTGGTGTTCCCCATTCTGGTTGATCTTTATACCATTTGTCAGTACCTTCAGAAAGACCTTCTTTTGCCACAGAAAATGGAGCTACAGGAATTTCTTCTTTTAGATGTTCAATGTCTGTTAACCATTTACGGTATGTATTTCCACTACCTTCAATGATAACATAGTTGGCTCCAAGTCTTTTGATTTCTGAGATTTCTCCGGTATCTTTGTTGATAACTGTATCTCCGATATTGTAGAGCATGCCATTAACATAGTTTTCTCTAATTTCTGATACGGGCTTAAGTTGAACATGTCTTTTAAATTCATTTTCTTCCTTTAACCCCATGCCTTTACGAACAGCATTAAATATTCTTTTTGCTTCAGCATTAGCTACGCTTTTTGGTAGGCCTTGGGAAAATGCAGTAAAGTCATTTGATGATGCTGCAGCTCTCATTTTAGATGCTGACATACCTTCAACACCTTCAGCATCAGGATCTCTTGCTCCTGCAGACATTACATTTACTTTTTGGAAATTATAAAATCCGTGTCTACCTTTTTTACCATTGTATTTATTTAATAATAATTCAAACTCACGAACTCTATCTGATCCTACTACCATTACAACATTTTTAAATCCTTCATTATATAGTTGTACTGCTACATCAAATACATTCTTTATTTTTTTATTTAACATAATAGAACGCGCATACTTAGGAAACATTTTCCTAGCACTTTTTACTTTCATTTGATATTGTAATGGATTCTTTTTTGGGTCAACTGATTGAGATAAAAAAACACGATATGGGTTTTTTCCAGCTTTCATATATAAACTATTTAATAATTTTTCATGACCAATTGTAGGAGGATTCATACGGCCAAACGTAAAGTATGCCGTTTTTTCCTCTTCTACTAAAAATGTTTTAAATGAACTAAAGCTCAACCTTTTTTCCTCATCACTTCCTTTTTGCGAATGGATGGGAACATTTTTTTAGCTAATCTGTCTATACGAGGTCCCATCTTATCTAAACGCTTTTCAATCTCTTGTCTACGTGCATAATTTAATTCACCCTTTGGTACATCCTTTGTAAGCTTTTTAAGAATGGCCGTCCGAGCTGCACGTCTTGATCTTTTTACTAATTTATCTTTGCTAGCCATTTTTTTCTGAGCTCTACGTCTACCCATTGCGATACGGGCTTTCATTTTTTTCATTGCTCTTGAACGGCGTAGTCTTTGTTGAACATTCAATGCTTCATGAAAACCTTTACCATCACAATGATCACAACCTTTACCATTGCATTCTGGACATTCAGTTTTCTCAGAATATTCTTTTACCCAATTTTTACCATTGGGATCATATGCATCATATTGGCAATCTTCATTTGTTGGTTTACCAAACTTATCGCCACAATTTTTGCAGCACATGCCTTTCATTGATGCTTCTTCGACATCTGACCTTTTACGCTTTTTAGCGTTATATTTTTCTTGATCTGTAGCGCCAGGTTTATAATCTACAGACAAATAATCTTTAAAGCCTATTGGCATTTGTTATCTCCCAGGTTTATCCCATCCTTTTAATATATTCGGGCTAAAGTTGGCAAATGAAAATTCCATTCTGTCAACAATTTTAACCGCATCACCACCAAGTTTATCGATAGCTACATAACCTTCTTGGCCTGTAATTCGATAACCTTTTTTTGTTTTCAAAAAGGTTTTAGCATTATTAAGTTTATTAAGTATATTTATAATTTTTAGTTTTGCTAGAACTATAACTTTTTGCAAATCAAACATTTTTATGAGTGATTTTTTATTTGCAGGACTAAAAAACTTTAAGATTTCTTCTCTTCTTTGGTCAACGGCTGATTGTCCCCGTGCCGATTTACGTGCCATTCGCTCACGGTCAAATTTTTGGTTGATCCATCTGATAAGGTTATTTGTATGCTGTGTTGTATTTCCCACGACCTCGCCTCTTCTGACGTAGGTGTTGTTGAAGGTTTCCACCATTTGAGCAAGTTTTGGATTAGCTTCCAATTCGCGAAGAGTTGTACCACTGATTTGATTGAAAATTTTTCCAGCTTGAGACAAATAACCATTGACTTCCTCCGTGTCTTTTTTAGACATAGTATAGCGAGTCATATCCCTAAGCGTTGCGTCTTGGCTCCACACATTTCGGCTTGGTCGCAACTTAGAGGCATCAACTCCATACGAAGCTTTGAGAGACTCGAAGGAGTTACCTGTATAGGCTGTATGCCAGACGATTCCAATTTTTGATTTCTTAACATCGCGAGCTCCATCCGACTCAGCTGGCAACGCATAGACGATAGTATTAGGATGAAATGTAACATATTTCTTTCCTTTAATTTTTTGTGTCTTTACATCACCTGGTCCAAAAAGGAAATCACCTTGAATAATTCCTTTAATACCCAATGCAGGCAATTCTTTTAATGCTGCTTTTAGTTTAACATTAAGATCACCAGAAGTATCAGCGTCAACATCAGCAGGAGTTTTGTAGACTTTAGGGTTTTTGTTAAAGATACCTTTTTTGGCGACAAAAAACTTTCCGTCACGAGGATCAGTACCAGCAAATATAGCAGGAGCACCATCCCATTTAACAGTAACGTTTCCATCTTTCACACCACCTAATGTGTCTCTCAACATTCGTAAAGCAAGAATTGCATCACGTGTTCCTTTGACTCCACCATAGATAACTTTATCCTCTATGTGAGTCATATGTGTATTCTTTTGTTCTGTTATAAACTCTGAGAAATTCATTGTCCTGGTCCTGTGACTAATACTATATCAAAAGATGAAGAAACATTTGAACCAGTCGAGGCAATTGCTCTTATTTCTACATCTGTTTTTGGTGGTAACCTAATTGGGATTTCGTAATCTCGAACATGCCAACCACCAGGAACATCCATAATATCTCTTGTTCTAAATGCTTTAGTCACTTCTTCAATTTGTCTTGTAAGAAGTGTTATGGTTGCTGAAGAGTTATAAGCTCCAACTCCATTATTCCATCGTGTTAAATATCCAGTACAATGTGCTGGAATTGTATATAAAGCAAGTTGTGTTTGGCCCAATCCAAAAGTTGTTCCAGTTCCTATAATGCCAATATCTGCTAATACTGTTCCAGTTCCACCAGCTCCTGTTGTAATTTTCACATTACCAACATTTGTTTTAATAGATCCTGCCGTTTCAACAAAAGCTCTAAATATTCTTAAAAATTCTATTGTTGAAACAGGTCCACCTACTGTTAGCGTTTCCTCTACTTGTTCATAATTATTATCTAATCCTTGGACTGTAACGGTTCTTGCTCCAGTTCCAGCAGCAGCATCATCAGCACTATTACTTGTAACATAAACAGTAGAAGGAGCATCCAAATATGTATAAATTCCACCGTTCATCCAAATAGTTTCAGGTGCACCACCTATATTTGGATTACGACCAAACTTATGAATGAAATCGGTATTAATTACCATTCCATTAGAAATGTCAACCATTTCGGCTAAATCAGAATTTGCAAAATGTCTTTGTATTGGCATGGTTTACCTATATTTGAAATCACACATAAGACGAGTTGGATAACCATCCTTGCCTTGCGTATCTCTTAAATTAAGTTTAAATGTATATGTTGGCGATTGCATTTCAATATCAATGCGTTTACCCTTACCGCCTTTACCACCGTAATAAATTATTGGAGCATTTACAGTGGCTGCTCGTTTCATGGCTTTTTCATCCATTTGTTTGGATAAAATTTTACCGGTTAGTTTATGTATAATATGATAATTGAATCCAATTCCAGATTGAAGTAGTCTTACCATACCAGATTTATCAAACTTAGGTCTACGATCTACAGATCCTTTATGTGTACCATTAAAGACTTCACAAAATTTGGTTTCATCAATTCCAAATAGTTTAAGAAGCTTCTTTCCATTTGGATTTGTAATACTCATATTTTCTATTTCTTTTTTAGTCAAAATAGTTTTTACACCAACATTAAAGAACGTAGTAGTTCCACCAAGTTTCAACGAAAGAAAGATCGGACCTTTGTCCGTAGTAACCGTAATATCAGTAACAGACTGACCAACATCGTACCCACGTCCTTTCGGATTTGTAAGTTGAATGTTTGGAGTAAATACTAATGGTCGTCTTGTATTTTCACCTCCAACAACATCAACCTTAAATGTTTTGGAATCTTCAATCTTATAAGTCTTATTCATATCCTCAATTGCAGCAAGCATTTTTTTATCTGTTACATCTTCGCCTGCCCACCATTTAAGTAAAGCATCAGCAAATTGAGGTTCAAATAAATTACCGCGGTTATTTGCTCCGCGGTTACCTGAAGATCCATTTCCAAATTTTAACTTGAGTATACTAATGTCTGCACCTCTTTTAATATCAGCAATTGAATAATCGCCATCAATTGTTCGAGATACATTTACGTTTGTTTTTTTCTCTAAGTCTAAATTAATTGGAGACTTATCTTTATTACGTAAGAAATTAAATAGCCGTTTCACTTCCTCAACATTTGGCTGAGGGAATCCTTTGCTGCTTAACGTATTTTGAATTTCCTCAGTTGATTTAGGAAAAAAAGTATATGCCATTTGCCTTATGCTCCTTTTAATAACTCTATTTATAATAACTTAAAATTGATAAATATTAGATACTTAACCATTAGGAGGGAATTAATGGAAGTATTAAATACAGTAAAAGGATGGGCAAAAGGGCTCGCGGAAATGGGTGTATCCATTGCAGCCCTATCGATTATTGCTGAAGTGCTTGGCATAAATCAAATCCCATTCTTACCAGATGTAAGTGTTGTATCAAACGTTAGTGCAATGCTAGCCGGTCTTGGTGCAGAAGGACTCATGGGCTTAATTGCTATATGGGTATTATACCAAATCTGGGATCATAAGTAAATCACATAATGAAAAGGGGAGACCTTAGCCTCCCCTTTTTTAAAATCTACCAAGGAATTTAGCTATATATCCTACAAATGGTAATAGCGATAGAGCCATCAATAAGTTCATGCCCGTATGGGCCATGGCTATTCGAAGAGTATCACCTTTCGGCCATCCATCTGAGACGAAAAAGCCAGCTAACCATATCGTACCTGTCGTACCAATGTTAGCGCCTAATACTGCTGCAACCGCTGCTGGAAGTGGTAAAGCTCCAGATGCAACTAAAGCAATAATTGCTGTTGTTGATAACGATGATGATTGCCAAAGGAGAGTCATAACGATTCCTCCAATGAACATGTATATTGGACTACCTAAAAAAAATTGTAGATGGTCCATATTTCCCATTGACTTCATTCCACCTGAGAATGTTTTGAGGCCAATGTAAAAAATCACCAGTCCAACGAGAGCGGTGATTACGGGATTTCCTAGATCCATAGTTTTTACCTTTTTCCAGAGTTTAGTTGACGACATTAATAGGATCCTTATATCTTATAAAAGGGTATAAAACTATATACCCTTTTTATGTTTTAAGAAATGTTACAGAAATATTAAATTATTTCTTCTTAAAGAATTTTTGTCTTGCTTCTTGTCTTTCACGGTATAAAGCACGCTTTAATGCATGTTGCTTGTTCTTTTCTTTAAGTTGAGGATCTAGATATTCATATCCTTTTATACCCCAACTTTTAGCCCAAGCATGGAGCATGTTAATATCGTGCTTTTTAGCCACTATTAATCTCCTTTAATTGTTTCACCAAATCAATTCTTTGTTCTGGTGTAGAATTTTGAATTTGTTGTTTAGCAGTATAAAGTCTTTCGAGTCTTTTCTTAACTGAACGATCTTTTTTCTTTAAGCTTTCAAGGTGTTTAATTTCAGCTAAAACTCTAGGAAGACCCAAGCCAATAGCTTGGGTATCCCGATTTACACTACGAAGATAAGACTTTGCCATTACCAATTCCTCGTAATAGGAAGTCTCTCCTTATACTTCTGCTGACCGCCTACACGTTCAAAGCGTGTAGTACGAGTAATATATTCATTACCCTGACTATCTTCATGGATAACAGAAGTCTTATTAGCCTTCTTAAATGTCATATTCTTAAAGAACATTCCACCCTTATTACAAATCAAATGTGGAAGTTCATCCCTACGATTAATTTCAGCTTCAGCTTCGGCAATAATATCCCGAAGCTCTTGAGTTGTATAGCGGTTCATAATATATCTCCTATGCAGTTTCCGCGAATTCAATTGCTGCCTCTAAAGCATTACGCTTACGGACTTGGTTACCACCCCACCATGAGGAATATAACCGATTATCAGAGTTACGACCCTGATGGTGATCAGTGATATATGTCACTGAATTAAATGCCTGCCACCAAGTGCCTTCAGCATATTTTGCACCAGGTTGAGTTTCAAGCGCATCATAACAAAGCTTTGCATTTCTTGAAAGTGTTTCAATAGAAAGACTTTTATCTTGTACACGCTTATCAGCAGTACGTGGGAATACTTCATTATAGTATTCAATAAGCTTTTCAGTTGAGAAACGCTTAGATCCAAGAAATTGAGCATACTCTTTATAAGTTTGCATTTTCTCAGAAGCAATGCCAAGAGCTTCTTTTACTTCATCAGCATTAAATTGAGCACGATGGCCAACTGTTACAGCATTTGAAGATGTTGAGTTAAGTGAAAGGCTAAGTGTATTTTTACATACCACACGAATAGGTGTGAAACGAATATCAATAGACTTACCATATAGATGTGGATTGGCAAAAAGAAAATATGAATCAATCTGATCGCCTTTGAACAATTCGAATGAATCTTTAACTTTAGCTAAAGCCCATACCATTTGTCCACCTTTTAGTGAACCAGCAGTATGCATTTCCATATCACCTGCCATTACATATTCACCAAAGAATTCAAATGCCTCTGAATTTTGTAAAGGTTTCCAATCCTTACCAACATTAGTAAGAATTTTGCCGTCAGTCTCGCGAATAAGAGACTTTTGACCTGTACGCATTTTTCGTCCATTGTATTCTACAAAGGATTCTACTTCACGGACTTTCCAATCCAATCCAGCTTTTTGCATCATCTGAGCTGGTGTCAGATCGTTACTTACAGGAACTCCAAGACCATGCCATGGAACTTCTCCTGCGTATGCCATTGTTTCAACTTCATGACTCATAATATATTCTCCTTAAGCCGCTGATAAAAGTGAAGGTGCAACATTCCACATGCCGTTTTGACCGGCATCAACTACAATGTTTTTACGGTTAATTTTGGTAATCGTACCGGTTTGAAAACCTTTACGACCAGTCCACTGAACCTTTTGACCAACATTAAAATTCTGTTTGATTGAGCGTTCAGCCATTCTACGGGTTGTATTAAACATATCAGCTATTTGATTAAAATCTGATATAGAAGCTTTAGCAAAAAGAACTTGGATTTCGCTAAATTGTTTAGTTGTAAGTGCCATATGATTATCTCCTCTTTGGCTTTTTTCATTTTATAGATATATTCTACCATAGTTTCACTTAAATGTAAACCGTTTTTTTCACTTTTTTTCAATTTTTTTTCAAAAAAATAAGATATAAATATAAACATGCATACAGAAAAGTACAAAATCAAAAGTAATGCCTTAAAGAAAATGATTTCTTCTTGTAAACCTGAAGAAAAAATCATAGACTATGGCTGTGGTACTGGTAATTTACTTAGGAGCTTTAAAATAGATCCAAGTAATTACTTGGGAATTGATGTAGATATTAATAATATTCACAAAGCTAGAGAAAATTTTCCAGATTATGAGTTTACATGGTTCAATATGTACAATCCCGTATATAATAAAAATGGCGCTGATCTTCCACCAGTATTACCAAAGAAATACTTCATTAAAGGAATAGTTGCTTATAGTGTATTTTCACATACTACTTTAGAAAATATGATGGATATTATTAATTCATTAATTGGTTATAAAAAAAGCTATGAAAAAATTGAATTATTATTATCATTTGTTACTTTTGATAATATTCCCATGTTACAATATTTTCAACATAAAAGATTACAAAAATATGGAAAATGCGATAGTCTTATAAAAGAATCTTTTGGAGATCCAATGGCAATGTATTTGGTTAATAATCAAATTGTACAGTCTACGCAATTTTATGAAAAATTAAATAAAGAAGGAAATACGTATTGGGATAATGTAGAAGAATTTGTTACCATATATAATAAGAAAGAGATTATATCAACTCTTATAGATGGCATAGAAGATTTTAAGATTAACCCTTGTAAATTTGAATGGGAAGAATATAAAGGTCAACAAAATATTTTACATATTGAAATGACACAGTTAGAATTTGCAGAATAAAATGGAGAAAAAGAATGAAACAACAGCGATACGTAGTTAGATTTACTAATCCACAAACTGATGCTGAAGCTGCAATGGCGTCAATCGGAACTAATATTAATTTAGCTCTAAGACAATACGTTGCTGAAGGTATGATGACTGGACATATTGTTGATAATATTCCACCAAGTTTATCAGAAGATAACCTTACTCTTACAGTTGAAAGAGTATGGACAGATACTAAAGCTGATGAGTTTTTAAACATTATGAGTTTAACTGATATTCGAACAACACTAACAGCTTTACCTCATGTTGATGAAGTGATAGAATATGACTTTACAGAATATAGTGAATGATTTAGGTGAAATAAATTTAAATGAAATTTTAAATGAAGTAAAATTTTTATTAACGCCAGAAATTTCTAACAGTTATAAAAAAATAGAAGAAGATTGGCCCCTTGATAAAAGCAATAATGTTTTTTTACAAAAGGGGAAAGATCCTACTTTCGATTTACCAAATTTAAATTATCTTTTTGCTAAATTTAATATGTCGACTTCTCGACTAATGTGTTTACATCCTCAAACATGTTATACTATTCATACTGATGTAAGCCCTAGAATTCATTTCCCTTTAATTACAAGTGATAAATGTTTATTTGTAGTAAATGATGAAGTTTATAGATTAAATGCTGGTAGAGCTTATTGTGTTGATACAACTAAAACACATACAGCTTTAAATGGAGAAAAAGAATTATTAAGATATCATATTGTAGGATTAGTTAATGAAATGGTTTGAAGTGAAAACGAATTTAAAACCCAATGATAAACAATGGATTTTAAAAATCGGCGATGTTATTACAGAGCCAAACTGGTCTATAAGACCATTTAGATTAAATGAAGAGTACTTAAACAAAATATCATATTTAAATGTACCAAAACCAGAATATGCATCTATCATTATGGTTCCAGCAAAAACAGTGTGTAAAACACATATTGATAATAAAGCTGCAGAAGCTGGATTAAAACAAAGAATTACTGCAATCAACATACCAATTAAAGTTCATCATACTAGTATGTTTCAATATATGAAAAATGATGAAGTGATTGAATCAATAGATTTAAAAACTGCGAAATGTTGGAGAGTTGATATACCTCATCGAGTTGATAATAGTCTCAGTCCATTTAATAGAGTTGTATTGAGTTTGAGTTATACTCAAACGGTTGGAGAATTAAATGAAATATATAGTTCCTCTCAAGGGATTTCATATTCCTAAAGATTTTTATTATGAATATATTAATGAAAATTTTTTAAAAAATGCTGATTTAGATTTACTAAAACGAATGAAAAAATGGAATAACCATATTCCAGTTTCTAAAAAATTAATATCTACAATTGGTCCAATTAGTGAATATTTAAGAGATGTGGTTCTCGTGTTAAATGTATTTCCAAAATATAATATACCAATTCATGCTGATGGGCAGGCTAATACACCAGAAAATACATATACTGTTTCAATTAATATACCCGTTAAAAATTGTGATGAACGAGTAGTTACACATTTTTGGGATTTTGAAGATAATAGAGATTTAGAATATATCTATTTAAATATACCAGCAAGAGATATAGTAAATAAATCTGATTTAGTAATTAAAGAAAGCTTTGTAATGAAAGATCATGCAGTTTTGTTTCGAACTGAATGGCCACATAGCGTAGACAATAATAGTGATGATTTAAGAATTGGATTAAGCTGGAGATTTAAACCAGGAATTAGTTGGGAAGATGCAATTAAACTTTGTGAAGAGCATGGGTTAATTGACGACAGTCCTCCCATTGAGGAACTTCATTACTAAATTTAAAAATCATAATTGCTCTTTCATGATCTTGAGGCATTGGATTAAAAACACTATGCCATTTTTGATTATTATATAGTACTGCAGTATCTGTTAGAGCAAATTCAAATGCATGATTTAATTGTCCATAATCATACCATTCAGCTTTAGGTTTTTCTAATCCTCTTACTTCTCCAACTGGTTCCCAAAAACTTGTAGTAATATTTTCTGAACATCCAATTAAAGGTATATTAATACTGCATGGATATTTAACATTTGATCTATGATTATCTACATGAATTGGAATATATGCACCAGTTTTTCTTTTGCTATGAAAATATCCTATCCATATTTGATTTAATTCTATCCATGGATGAAGTTCTTCAGGCAAAATAGATAAAGCTTCTTCATTCATAGGAAAACTATTTAAAAATGTTTTTTTCTTTTCATTATAATATTTGAAAAAAACATCTTTTGCTTTTGATATATTAATATTTAAAGGTACAACATAATCATGCGATTTATGATTAGGGTGCTGATGTAGTATCTTCAATGTATTCTCCACATAATTTTTTAGCATCTTCCCAACTATATTCTTCTTTAAATCTAATAGTGAAAGATGCTCTTTCAACCTTTAAATCAGGTAAATCAACTGAATGATATTTACGACTATTAAATAATACTGGTTTATCAGTCATAGCAAACTCTATTGATTTCTTTAAATTTCCTTCTTTAAGCATAGTAGATTTAAAACCTGGTAAATCTTTATATTCTCCAACTGTGTCCCAGAATATAGTCTTACTATTTTCATTACAATTATAAACTGGTAAATTAATTTGAGCATACCATTTCATAACGTCTCCACCGTCACGATGAATAACTGTTCGTTCTAATCCATCTGATAGTTGACGTGGAGGTCTTTTATTATGAAAATATAATACAAATAAATCTTTAGTAACTAAATAAGGAATTAATTTTTTAGGTAAGCAATTAAGAATTATATCATCAAATTCACGAAGACTATGCCAACCTTTTGGCGTAGGATCTTTATAAGAATACTTATTCCAAAAACATTGTTCTAATTTCTTTAAATTATATTCTTCATAATTTAATTGAAGAACATAATCACTAGCAATAGCCGTGTGGTATTCCTTTAACAGTTTCAACTTGATCTCCGTTAACTATATGTTCTTTCCATATTTTCCATCGACCTTTTTCTCTCAATGTTTGGTGCATTGTTTTATCAAATAAATCTTTTCCTGTAACTCTCAATATAGATGCTCTTACTAATTCTTCTTTTCTATAACATGTTACAATTTTATAATTAAGAAATAAATCACCTAAAGTTTCCGTATCTAATTTATGAAGAGAATGCCAATGGCCATGCAATATGTCTGTTTTATCTTTCACTATTTTTTTAGTGTCATATAAATTTTCACCTAGATATTCTGGTGTATGTAAAGATCCAAGAGCAACTGATTTATTATATTTTCTACCATACCATTCTGCTAATGATTTACTAGCAGTTCTTGGAAAACTAATAACAGCTATATTGAAAATTGAGTCCTCCATAAAATACGGTCTCCTTCGAAAGCTACTCTTTTATGAATCATTTTTAAATTATCCCATAATAATATATCACCTTCTTGCCATTCATGTTTATAATTATTATTTTCACAATAATCTCTAAATGTATCTAATTCTTTTTCATTATCCATTTTTTGAATTGTGCCAAGACTACAATATAAAAGTTCTTCATTTGTTTTAAAATGATCCATTACAAATGATCTTTTCTGTACATACTTTTCTAAAATTTTTAATTGTTTATCTGTAAAGCATTTATTAATTTCAGAATCAGTACCAAACGCATATACTTCATTATTTTTCTGAGGCAACCAATAATATCCTGTACAATCGATGTAATGCAGCTTTAACCAATATGGAACTTTACTAGTATCAACAAACCAAGTTGGACTTAAGTGTGCATTCTTAACATTATACAGCATTGTTCCAAAATAGTTTCCTCTACCATATGACCAATCATTATGCCAATCAACATCTCCATCTCTTAATAATTCATTATTACTTAATTCTTGAATATTTCTTTTTTCATTTATAGCATGCTTATTTGTTTTAAGTAATTTACCCAATGATTCAGCAATTTTTTCAAATTCAGGCATAGTTAACTCAGCATTTCTAATACAAACTATTCCATTAGATAATACTTCTTCTTTAAGATTAAATTTATGATAATCTTTATATTCTATTTCAAGCATATTCCAGCCCTCCATAATTCACGATCACCGGTATATGCATCACGTTTATGTAAGCTATGATGTTGGTCGCTTAAAACAATATCATATTTATCCCATTTATGCGTATAAACATACTTTGATTTTAATGTATGGCTTTTTAATTTATAATATAAAGAATGTTGTTGATCACGATCTAAACCAGTAAAACCTCTAATAACACTCCATGGATAATATAATCCTTCTTTATTATTAATAGGATGTTTTGTAACTAAATCTTTACGAGGTGTTTGTTTTTCAAAACTAGTTTTTCCATCTATATCTCTAAATTCCATCATAGTTTGTTCATCACTAAATACATTTTTATAGTGCATTTTTTCTAATTTCATTTTAGATGTATATGTAACTGTTTTTGATTTTACGCTGCGACATATATTTTTTGTTTCTTCATCAAGATCGTTCCAAGCAGTTTGATGATCAGTAAAATAAGTATCACCTCCACTCTCAGCGGGTTGATGCATATACATTGCTACGATATCATCATGACCAGTTCTATTCATTCCAGCTGAATGCCATTCTAATTCGCCATCTTCTTTACCAGCAAATAAACCGTTTTGCCTAACTTTAACCAATTCACCTGTCGCAATAGTTCCTGTAACTTTGTCATTTTGTTGAATAACATTACCAAGTGTTTTATAAAAACTTATAAGAGTTTCAGGTTCTACTGGTTGTTTATTTTTAATAATTACAGTGCGATGATCGCCAAGATATTCTACCACTTTTGGGCCATCAATAGAATAATTAATATTTTCTATCACTTTAACCATTTTGATTCTCCATTATTAATATGTTACTATTTATTGGTGTCCACATTAAATGTTGCCAACTTGTTTCTGTCATTTGATAAGGTGAATTTTCTATATACCAATCTTGTGGTAAATGTTTAACATAGTGTCTAAATGCTTGATGATTTTTTTCTCTGCTCATAAATGCACAATCAAATCCTAATTTATGTGCAACTTTTAATTGCTGATCAATCATTTCTAAAGTAGCTTGAGACATTTTCCCTTTTGAATTTTCGAATCTAGATTCTGGAGTTTTATAGAATCTATTTAAAATTCTACAATTGTTACCCCATAAATCTCTATGGAGTATAGAAGAAAATTGATTTTTATCGTATGATACTGCTTCCCATGTATGAGATTGCAGATTATCTATAGAATAATTTTCTTTAAGATAATCGTTATCTGGTATTCTTTCAATCATTTCAAATATTTGATCTAAAGCATAAAACCAAAGTTTATCGTATTTAGTAATTGTTCTCATTTACTTTAACATGTTCAAAGAAAGGTGCTACTGTAAAATTTTCGGTAAGTCTACCTCTATTTGGATTATCATGATCGATAACACCATCATCATCAGTTTGCCAATCTATAAGTCTAATTAATATTTTACCAGCTTCTGTTTCATATGGAAACATCCAAGATGTTAAAGCCTCCATTGATGGACCAGCTTTAACAACACCCGCAGATGTTTGAATCATATCTGATTTATTTACGCCTAATCTATAACTTGCCATTTCAATTAATTCATCAATTGTATAAGACACTCCTTCCATATATCTACCGATTGCACCTACAGATTTCATTCTTAAAACTGGTGTAATTCTATTATATGGAGCAGTAGTATTAAAATTGATTCCAGACTTTATTGCTCTTTCAGCAAACACTTCTACTTGTCTATTCATTATGTATTCATTTACACCACGAGCGATAATAGTACCAGTATTAATTGGTAGTCTTTCAGCAAATATATTATCTAATGCTCTTACTTTAACTGTAGCCCAATTACCATTATCCAATTCTTTATATGCCATATCATCATCGGCACCATTCATACTATGAAGTAATAATCTAAGACCAGCATTTTTTAGTTGTTTTACATATTCTCTTCTAGCTAGTTTTAATCCATTAGTAGTTACACTTGGGCGATGACCAAGCTTTTTAACCGTAGATATAATTTCCGGCAAATCATCACGCATTGTTGGTTCAGCACCAATTAATCTTATATATGTTCTATGAGGAAGTTTAGATAAAAACTCATATAGTTTATTTTTATTTAGATCTGGAATATCTCTATTTGGGATATAACAATTAGCGCACTCCATATTACATCTATGAGTAAGATCTATTACAATATTTGAAAATGTGTTTTCTTCAGGTTTTAATTCAAAATAATTCATATTAATCCATGCATATGATGGTGGGCTAACCGTGGCCCACCGCGCACCTATTAAGTAGTGACCCTATAGTTTATATATTACCAGCTCCAAGTAACTCCAACAGTGACATCTGTCATATCATCTGTTTTGAAGTCATAGCCAGTTTTAGCATAAATTTCTGCATTTGCTACAACTTCTTTTGAAGCTTCAAAATTAATTGTTGGTTCTGTAAGATGAGTAGTTTCATCCCATGCCCAATCTGTACCATCGTACAAATTAAGTTTTGAAGATACTTCTAAATTAAGCAAACCCATCATGTCATAATTTAATTCTGGCGTGATTGTCCATGTACTTACTTCGGTATCTACGTTATGTTCAGCTGTTGTTTCTAAATTCCAACTGAATCCACCGCCTAGCTCATTTGCATTAGCGGCTAGTGAGCTTACTGCAACAAGGGCAGCTGCTACAAGAATATTTTTCATATTTTTCTTCCTTTGATTTAAATTAATGGTGACACTTTTCTGTTCCAAGGTAAGTGCCCAACCCGTCAGCATTATGCCGCTAAAGCGTAATCTGAAGGTGCAAAGTTATCGTTTGCAGTTATTTTTCGTAGACTCAAACATCAGTCGATCCTAGTTCGCCCCCATCATAAATACACTACTCGTAATAATCAATTCCAGTAAAATACTGATTGAATCCAAAGACTTCCATAATCATGAAAGTAAAGAATAATAGTAATATAGCCCATAAAATCATTTTACCACTAGCATTTGTTGATGCTAATCTAATTCCAATAAACTCATTTCCTAAAACTCTTAACATTAACTCAAATGAGTTTGGTTCGTTTTTTACTTCTACAATTTTTTTGTTTTCATCATCGGGCATAATCACTCCTAGTGTATTTATGGTGGAGGCGTCGGGTACCGCCCCCGAGTCCTGTCTGTCCTCTAACATCTACCATACTATATATTATATCAAAACTTTTAAGAAATGTAAACACTTTATTTTTTATTTAATATAAACAAAAGTGTCACTGTTTATAAATATACTGTAGAGGGCGAAAGTATATCATTAAGACTTTGAGTTTTATTATCTTAACTTAAACAAAAGAGTTCATAATGATAGATCCAGTAACAGCGATAGGCCTAGCTACGACGGCCTATAATGGTATAAAACAAGCTATAAGTATGGGCAAAGAGATCCAAGATATGGGCTCGCAGCTCAGCCAATGGTCAAAAGCCATTTCAGATTTAGATTATGCACATAACAAAGCAGAGAAACCTCCATGGTATAAAAAACTTGGCGGTGGTGTAGAGGCCAACGCGATGGAAGTGTGGATGCATAAAAAGAAGGCGCAAGAAATGCGCGAGGAACTTCGCTCTTACATCAGTCTATATTATGGACCATCTGCCTGGGATGAAATAATAAGAATTGAAGCACAAATGCGTAAAGAGCAAAAAGAAGCGATTTATGCTAAAGAAGAAATGAAACAAAAAATTATAGAATGGACAGTAGGAACTCTTCTTGTTGTATTTGGACTCGCAATAACTGGATTTGTACTTTGGTTAATAGGAAAAGGTCAAGGTCGTTGGTAAATGTTAGCACATGTGTTTGTTCTCATACTTATGATAGATGGTAATGTAGTAAGCCAAGACATGCACTTTTGGTCAATCGAAAGATGTAATTATTTTGCTGGACAAATGGTGAAAAGATATGGCCGAGGAAAAATACCTGACGAACAATCACCATTTGCCTATTGCAAACCTAAACTAGTAGATACTACAAAAATAAAACCAGAAGTTTATTGATGATTTAAATCATGGTTGTGTACAGCCATGATAGCATAATGAATAACTTTCATTAAGTCATTTCGATTATAACCATCTTTTTTTCCATAACGTTGAGCGTACTTCATAATGTTGCCCATGCAAAAGCCTTCTGCATGGCCACTATCGAAAATAAACTCAGTTGCTTGAAATTTATTCTTAGCATAATGTTGAGTATATGTAGCATCAACATATTCTTGAATTTGCTTTACAATTTCTTTTTCATTGAATTTATAATCAATATTTTGAGCTATCGTAAAAGTGACGTCTGAATTAACTGTAGCGGTATCTGGATTAGCAACACCTAGCCAATCAGGATCAATATCTACACCAATAGCATATGGATTATAAGCATACGTAGATCCTCCGCCTTCTCCTTCACTAAAAGCAAATTTACTAGTATCGATCGTAATGAATCCATCATCATCAATCGATTCTTTTTTCTTTTTCTTAGCCATTATTTACTCCTATAAAATATATGACCACCAATACGAGCTACGCGATTTAAAGATGGAGCCCAAAAAGGTTTCGTCCATGTCGCATGATAATGTGTAGCACCTTCTGTAATTCCAGTGTACATACCATATACATATACATCACGAGCATGCTTACGCGATTTTTCCCAAGCTTCATCATCATGAGGTGTATCATCTTTGCCATCACAATACCAGCTAAATTGACATTTATGTCTTACCATAACCATCTTATTTGGATCTTTCCAAGAAGGCTGCTTATGACCTTGTTGTACAACTTCGCAAATAGTATTAGGATATCTATTGCTTTTTACTCTATTTAATACAACATCTGAAACTGCTGCAGCATCAGCTAAAGATGCCGCACGTGTTTCAAAATAAATATTGAGGGCTAAACATTCAATTTCTTTAGCATCAAATTTTGATTGTTCACGAATTTGAGCATATGCGGGAAAAACATAAATGCTACTTAAAACCATTGAGCCCGTAAGTATGCCCGATAATAGTGTTTTAAACATTAGCCCCAATCCTTTCTATCTTCTTCGTGATTCCAGCCATAAGCGTATTCGACAATTTCTTCTGGTGTCATATCTGACATTTCTATGCGATCACCTTTACCGGTGCCGTGAGGCCACCAATGAGGATCAAAGCTTCGACCATAATAACGATCTGCGCTACCACGATCTTGAGGTGAACCATGAGCTGGCAATTCATTTGATTCTATACGTACAATAGCCATTACTTCACTCCTTGTTCTTTAGCCGCAGCAATAATGATAGGTGTGAAATCTTCTTCCACACGGTCTTCCCAATATGCCCACTGACGGCGTGAAGCATGATCACAGTCTCTGCAAGTAGGAGCCCAACCATAGACCTGCTTAAACAAACCACGTCTATTCCACAAACCATTGTTGAATAAATCGTAAGCAGCATTTTGAGCTTTACGAAATTTTTCAAGATGTTTGTTTTTAGATCTTGGATTTTCGCAAGCACCTTCCATTGGAAGCAATTCATTAAGTTTATCTGCGAGGTCTTTAAATCCTGAGTTAAGACCCCAGCTGTTTGAAAAAAGTTTTTGTTGTTCCCAATACATTATACTACCTCCTCAAATCCAGCAAATGCAACTTTATAAGTTTTACCGTCTAAGATAAAACGATCACCAACCATAGATGAACGAAGTCCCATACCATCTTCACGCTGATACAAAACTTCAACATCGTCATTAGCATCTCCGCCGATTTTTTTAGACCAGCTACCCATTACATTATTTGTATAACGCCATGCATACTCAAGCGCTTGATTAAATGTAGCAATAGGGGAAACATTAACACGTGCTACGTCGGTGAAACCAATTACTTCGCCAGTGTCGTTATTGAATTCTTGGTGTTGAACTAAAACTTGCATTTGTTTTCCTCTTTTTCCATTTTATAGATATATTCTACCACAGTTTTGAGGAAATGTAAACCGTTAAATGCGTTTAAAGTGCATTTTTTTTCATTTTTTTATGAATTTATGTATGATTGGAAATACCTTTTCCAATTCTTTAGCACAAGCAATTGCAACCTCACGGTGTTCTTTTTGAGTTCCATTACCTGATCTTAATTCAATATAATGCATCCAAGAACGAATAGTACCATTCATATAAATTCTTGATACTGTATTTCCTTCTGGTAAAACAGAACGTGCTTGTTCTTTAGCAATACCATTTTCTATTGCCCATTGATATACATCTCTAGCTTGATTCATAATTCCGTGTTGTCTACGACCCCACTCAGTAATCAAATTTTGTTTTGTTAAATCTAATTGAATAGAAGGATCATTTTCAATTTCAATAGAATTTTGACGATTGCTATAGTCTTGAAGACGAGCTTCACGTTTAACCATATCTAAATCTTTAAGAGGATCAGCATATCGTTGACTAAATTCTTGAAAGCTAAAACTTCTATGTCTTAAGATTTGTCTTGCGATGTCACGGGTTGTTTCGATTTCAAGGCAAGCTGAGACCATTTCGAACGGTGACCAGTGGTTTTCTTTGGCAAGGTATGACAAGAGTCTTTCAGCTGTCTTTTTATTAGATTGGTTCGATGGATTGGAAACACGGGCGCAATAAGCGATGAGATCTTGAGCGTCATCGACATCAACTCCTTCCGATACTGGTTGGGAATAACTAATTAATTTTACTTTTTGCAATAGTTTGCCTTCTGACATTTTTTTATTATACCTATTATTTATTTAAAGTGAAATTTCAAGAGCATTTAATACTCTTTTTTTAAATTTATTTAAACCAAAATGTTTTTTAATTTTTTCTCTTCGTTCTATTCTAAATTTATTAGAACATAATGATTTTACTGATGTCCAATTAATGTCTCCTAAAGACCCATATGCATAGTGCGGTAGTTTATTTTTAATTTCTTGTGGATACATATTATATCCTATTATCGGAAGCCCACCACACATTGCTACTTCTAGTCCAGTTAATCCTTGTGTTTCTCTATGAGTAGCAAAGAATATATCTATTTCGCTATATAGTTTACACATATCTAAATATGGATATTTTTTATAAGTTGGTAATTGTTTAGATTCATCTGATTCTATAAATGCATTTTCAACCAATCCAGAATTCGAATGATGAATTACTTTAAGAGGAATGTTTTTAGATACGCCTTCAAGATATGACAAAATATTATCTGTATTATCATTTCTATTATTCATTCTATGATCTACTAAAACTCTCAAAAAGTCTTTATCTGGATTAGATATAGACAATTTATATGGATCTAATCCTTGTCCTACATATTTACAGCCATATGTTGTTGTAGGTATATTTAAATGATATAACACATAATCAGGAACATCACTCATTATTTCTGGACGATTATTAAACTCTACAAATTTAGCGGTTGTATTTGGTTTACGAAATCCATGAGCTTTATTTAAACCGGACCAATAAAAATCTCCGACACCAATAACAAAATCATAATCATCTAAATTATACTTATTAAATTCATCCATTAATTTTTTATAATAGATTGGATTTTTCTTATCTGCTTCTGGTTTTCTTATAGTTACAATATCTGCATTATCAAATACAAATTTATAATTTTGAAGTTGTACAGCTGGATAGCTATTATCTTCTTCAAATGTAGAACCTACTAATAAATATCTCATAATTTAAAATCTTCAAACTTTTTACCGGCTGGAGTTTTATCAAAAACTGGTGTATCATCAGTTAACGTTTGTTGGGAATCATCCACATCATAAAGGCGCATACGACTTCGATCAATACCAATAACAAATCTTTTATGATGAGTAGGATCATTATAACGATTTTTAAGTTGCTTAACCATAATTTGACGTGATTTTTCAAGTTCTTCGGTTGAGATGAGTGCGAACATGAGGTCTGCGGTAGCGGGTAATCCAAAAGACTCAGAGGTATCTTCAAGCCCAACATCCGAGTTGCTATAACCACTGCGAGTCGTTTGCGTTGCAGAGAATATCGGTAGGTCGTATTCCACTGCAAGACCTCGTAGTTCTTCAGCAATTGCTTTAATGTAGTTGTATGAATTGATAGCACCGCCCATTCCTTTCATTCTACTAGATGCACAAATATTTAAATAATCAATAAAGATAATATCAGGTAAGAATTGTTTCTTTAATTTTAATTCATTTAATAATGCTCTAAAATGACCAGCATGTGCAGAACCAGTGGGATATTCTTTAATAATTAATTTACCAGTTGTTTTACGCGCAAGGTCAGCAACTTTAGTTGTAAACATATCTTTAGATAAATTATCTAATTGATCAATGGCTACATTAAGTAAATTAGCATCAATACGTTCTGCTATTCTTTCTTCTGCCATTTCCATTGTTATGTAAAGAACGTTCCTTCCTTCAAGTAATGCGTTAGCAGCAACGTGACACATAAACAAAGATTTGCCAACCCCAGTCCCAGCCAAAGCAATGTTGAGGGTTTTATTAGGTACACCTCCTTTAGTAATTTTATTAAAGTATTCCAAATCAAAAGGAATTCTATCTTCTTCAGTGTGATAAAAGTCATATCTTAATCCTGCATCTTCTGTATAGTCATGTCCAACTGAAGCATCGAATGTTACAGCTAGTGCATCTTGTAAAAGAGATGGAAGACTATTCTTAGTTAATTTATCATGCTTACCATCAATGATAGTAATTGATTCCATTACAGCATTATAGATTGCACGATCTTGACACCACTTTTCAGTGTTATCAATAAGCCATTGTTCATCAACTGAATCACCAACAAATAATGTTTCAGCAATTTCACATGCTGCGGTGTAAGCATCACCACTTACATCTGAATTATTCAGCTCAACCATAAATGATTCAGCGGTAGGCAATTTATTATACTTTGCTACATACTTACCAGCTTCTTTGAATAAAGTACGATATGGACCTTCAAAGTATTCAGGTTTAATAAAAGGCAATACACGCCTCATATACTTCTCATCGCTAAGCAAATTTCGAAGTATAGTTTGTTCTATTTTATTATTCATTGATTACCTAAGAATCCAGTTGTTTCACGCACAATATCATTATGATTAAATTCTGCCCAATATAATTCATACGCTACGCCGTCTTGAAGACATTCAAACTGGTGGTATAGTCCTGGTTTTACTTTCGTATATTGACCCGGACCAATAATAGTTTCATCAATTAAATCATAATCTTTTTGCCAAACTTTTACTCGCATTTTACCTGACTCTACATAGAATCCGTTCCATTTATACTTATGAAGATGCTTAGAACATACTCCATTCTTTTTCATTTCAATGCGATGAAATTCTAAGGCACCATTTGCTTCAATAAGCTCAGTTGTACCCCATACTTTACCTGCTTTCATTTTGTAATCCTTTCCAAATCTTATGCAAAATATAAAACCAAAATCCATTTATGATAGGTTCTATAAGTGCATCAATTGCAGCAAGATCTAATCTAGCTCCGGTTATTAAGTAGTTGCAAGTCATGGCAATAATTATATGACCTAGTGTATATATGACCGCTAGAAGTACACTGCTTCCACCTATAATCTTTCTTAAAAGATTAAATATGCCAATTCTAAACTCATTCATTTTTTATTTTCTTGTTTATGGCATCTGTCATAACAGCTTCTAGTATTTTAGATACTACATCTTGGCAATCTTCTTCTACTAAACCTTCAATGGGACTACTTAGAATATTAAAATCAAATGACATTGTTTCAGAATCTTCCATAATAGCTATTGAACCAAAACGAAAAACAGTTTCAGTAAAATCACCTTTTAATATTCTGACATTCCACCATTCAGGATCATTATCAGGAATAAGTTCAAAGTCTTCATTCTGTTTCAAAATCTAGCTCCACTTCTGCTTTATAACCAATAGCATATTGCTTTTTCAAAAATTCTTTAAAATCTGTGTCTTCAAAAATTGGTATCCAAAAGGCTTCCTCTAAAGTTTGATCATACCTAACCTTTGAGCCAATTTCACCAGTTTCCTGATTAACTTCAGCGTACCAGCCGTTGGAAGGTTTAGTAACGTAGCCACCAGCGAGAGCCACATCAAGAAGGCCGCTGTAATTGCGAACACCACCGTCCCAGGAAACAGTAATAGGAATCTTAGACTTTTCTTTAACATATCTACTTTTCTCAACATTAATTACAAAATGGTAACCTTGAATTTCTGTACCTTTTTTATCTTGTTGTCTACCAAGAATCCAAATATTATCCGCACTATAGTATATACCCGTTCCACCAGACACCACTGCTTTTGGAAATAAACCAATTTCCATATAAGTATGATTTACAGCAAGTAAAGGAATATCTTTCATATTTAAATATGGTGTTACCATTCTAAATAAGCCTTTAAGAGCTTTTGCTCTTGACATATCTGCTACAGATTTTTCATTGATAGCATCTTCTAATTCTTTTTTCGATGCTAAGTTACCAACTGAATCAATCATTATGATAACTTTATCTTCTCTATCCAAACCTTCAAGTTGTGATATAACATCAAATTTAAGTTCTTCTACATTTGTAATTGGTGTATGAAGAACACGAGTTGTATCAATATCGTATTGTTGAAAGTATGATTGTGGTGAACCAAATTCAGAATCATAAAATAATAATACAGCTTCAGGATATTTTTTCAAATATGCTGAGGCCATAATAAGACCAAATGAAGTTTTAAAATGTTTTGATGGACCAGCTAATACAGTAAGACCTGGTGCAACACCGCCATCAACTGAACCCGATAATGCAACATTAATCATTGGCACATCTGTTGGTACCATATCTTTTTCAGTAAAAAATTTACTATCTGCAAGAACATTAGTATATTCTACTTTACTATTCTTTTTCAATTTATCCATTATTGACATATATTGCTCCTTTAACTTTATTATTATACCATAAATTCATCGAGTTGTAAACTATTTTGCTGATATTGAATTTTTTGAGATTTATTACATTGAACTACATAATCAGTATCAATCATTTGATTTGATAATCTACCATCAATAAATTTTAATACATGCTCTGCCATATCCATAGCAGTAGTTACGGGCACGTTTTGACAAATATGATTTATATTTTTTTTACCGCCTTGTAATATCATGTCATTAGGTAATTTCATAATAGACATACATTCACGAATTGTAAGAAAACGATCTTCATCTGGATGAGTAAGTTGTGTTGGATAATGTCCTACAAATGCTCCAATATAATCTTTTGGAATTTCTACATTTTTTCTCATAATATTAAAACCGGCTTTTAATTTATCATACATTTTATTACAACGATCAGCTTCTTTATGATAGCCATTTTTAGCCATCCATTTAGCTACTTTGTCATAAGTTGTATGTTTTTCAATATGATCTAATACGTTTGTAGATTTTTCTATTTTAGAAGAAAATGTAGCATGATCCATACCACCTTCAATTTCTTGAAGGATATACTTATAATAAGCATTCTCAGTTGGAACACGATCATTAGTTAGGATGTTCATTGGATCAGCTTGATCTCGTTTCACGGAACGTATCGTATCCTCAATTTTCTCGTGCTTCCTTTTTATATATTCGAATTTTGGTACTTTTTCACCTTTCCAGAAAAAATAAAAAGTTCTATCACGAGTTTGACTTAATCCATGAAGGATAGACTTCGTCTTATATATTGAGAAAGTGTATCCGTTATCTCTCCCAATTTGTCTGAGATCTTCGACAATCGGTTGTCCCATTTTAGAAGCAAGTCTTGGCGCGTTTTCGCCCCAGAATACTTTAGGTTTGAGTGTACCCAATACATAAGTAGCTGTGGTGCGCATCCAATCGTTAGCAGCAGAATCAGAATTAGCTGTAGTAGATAAACTGCTAAGACCAGCACAAGGACATACGGTATTAATAACATCGACATTAGAAAACACAGGTTCCCTACCATCATCGATAAGATGGTAGGGAACTGATTTGTAATATTTGACCAAATGGTCGTCATTAGATTGAAACGGTTCATAACTTAAAATATACTCCGGTTTTTTATTAAAGACCCGCTCCATGGCGATAGTCTCACCACCAATGAGCGGGACTATACTTGCATAATTCATTAAACAGGAGTTCCTTCATATTGATGATTAATAATATATTTTTTTACATCAACCTTTGGTTCCCAACCAAACTCTTCTTGCATTGGTGTAATATCTGCAGTATTATCCTGTGCTTCGCATGGATCCCCATCTTTTACGGGAATATCATATCCAGCCAATTTAGCAAGAGCTGATACAGGATTACCATTTCCAGTCCCAATATCATAAGCGCCATGTTTGGGTTCATGCTCAGAAAAAATAATTGAATCAATCGCTGAGACAACATCACTAACATGAATAAAATCACGAATATGGTTAGTACTATACTGAAGATCACCGGAAAGAAGCCGGCCCATAAACATAGTATCCCGAGCACCATCGCCATAAACAGTGGTAAAGCGGAGACCAACTTGGCCTGGATGAGCTGTTGCTTCGTTGACTTTCTTTGAGGTTCCATACGGTGATAAACTCCAATTGTGAATACATGATGAAGATGCATATAATAACTTTACGTTATGCATTGCACACATATCCTGTATTCTTTTAGTATTTATTACATTATTTTGCCAATATAAATCGGGTTCAGCAATACTTCTTCTTACATCAGCAAGTGCAGCTAAATGAACTACTGCACCAACACCAGATGACAAAGAAAAATCTTCAATGTTTTTTTTAATACTTCTATCCCATTCAACAATTTGATGTTTGTTTTCATAATGATTTTTAAGATGGGAACCAATAAACCCTCTTGATCCAGTAATTACAATTTTCATGCAAAAAACTCCTCCAATGTAGCTTCTTCTTCAAGCTCGTTAAAATTAAGTGTTTTGTCGAGAATGTCTTTATAAACTATTTCAGCATCGCAATGTTCTTTCCAAAATTCAAACATTTGTTCTCGCATATCAGATCTAAGTCCATTATCATTTTTAAGATTCATCATTGTCTGAAATACATCACGTGCATTAGTTTTATCTATACCCAACGTACCAGTATTTATGCACTCAGAAATTGGTTTTCCTTGTTTACGGTGTATAACATTATCACAAAAGTGTTTATGGAATAATGGAATAACACCAGCAGCAAATGCATCAGTATGACAATATTCTACATTATTACCATATACATTTTCTTTAAAGTTCATCAAATCTGCACCAAACCCGCTAAGACTCATACGTTCCATCATTTCACTATGAATATATGATGTATAAAGATAAGCGCCTGAGTTTTCTTTTTCAGTACCATATTGTGGATCTCTAGAAGAATTTTCATCTATACCTTTTTCAGGTCTGAAATAATTAATCACATCTCGTCTATCAGACATTTCTTTTGGATTTTTATATACAATGAGTGGCCATTGGATAGATGCTTCTAAACCTTCTAATACTGTAATGAAATTGCTTTTACGAAACCAATCATTGTGTAAATCAATCATAAGATCTGGACCTTTCCACATGGCAGATCTACCAACCCAACGAATATAACGAGGATCTTGCTGTTCAATTGGTTTCCAATAATCTTTATTGAAATTAAATCCTACACCCATATTAGTAAGAGGGACTTTAATATTATTTTTCTTTACCCATTGACCAAATGGATTATCAATTGAATGACACATAAGAACATTCATTTTAGAACAAATTTCAGATAATCGTGCATTACGATTAATTGAATGAATTTTATGATCAACTTGAACTAATGATTTACGTATTTTAATTTTATCAAGTAAATTAATAAAATTTTCAACCATATCTTCTGGATGAGATTTTGAAGGTACACTCCAAACAATACAAGCATCTAATTCATTTATACGATCAATTACTTGAGTACAGGTAAGTAAATTGGGAAATTTTTTAGCAGGCTTACTAATAGTATCCCAATCAGATCCACGAAAATAATTTACTTTAAAATTCATAGAATTCATACGTGGCCACAATTTATCAATTGTGGCAAATACTTCTACGCCTGGAAATAATTTTTGAAATTCTACTACATTCTTAGTAAGGCCAACGCCTTCTACACCGCGGCCAAGAATTACGCCAATTTTCATAATATAGTCCTAACTGTTATTTTTATTATTCTATCAAATTTTTAGTAGAATGTACACCGTTAAGTTTTAAAGTGAGGGGAAATTTCCCCTCACCTAATCAATTACCCATATAGAGTTGTTTTTTGTTCTAATTGGACATGAGCCATATCGACTTCAAGTTTTTTAATTCTTTCTTTTAAATCTGATATTTCAGCTTCTCGTTGAAGATCAGATTTAATAGGAGTTTGAGATTCTTTTTCTTCTCGATAACGCCTTAACATATATTCATAATATCTTTCTTGAGTATATGAGTTGTCGTCATCGGGTGATTCGGTACTTGCTTTTACTTTATCCAATAAGTTCATATTTGACTCCTGCTTCATTAAAGAAACTTTGTGTTAATTTCCATGAGTCTATCCATGCTTCTGGAACATCAGCTCGCATGAAGACTCGCTTAATGCCAACTTGTATAACTCCTTTCGCGCAATCTGAACAGGTTGGCAAACCTGTTACGTACAAATCTGCACCTCTTAATGATACGCCATTATCAGCTGCATTGTAAATACAGTTCATTTCTGCATGTACTACATATTTGTATTTGAGTTGTCGATCATTATAACGTTCATCCATGTCAGAAATACCTCGAGGAAATCCGTTATAACCTTGTGCTAACACTTGGCCATGTTTACCAACTGCTATTGCTCCTATTTTACGAGATGGATCTTTAGACCAAGAACCTACTTGATCTGCTAAATCCAAATATCGATATTTCCATTTATTTAACAAGATGGAAATGCCTTTCATAAACATGTAAGTTTTGAACTTGCCAAACAATGTGACCAAGCTCTATTTTATCTCCGCTATCATACATATTTAATCCATTATAATCCATTATTAAACGATCCATTACGTAACGTTGCCAAGCATAATCGTTTTTATAACCAAAAATAACATCATTAGATCTCATTTGAACTACAGCATGTAAAAGATTATCTCGTATGTAATACGTAACACTATTAGTGCAAATAAAATCGTTTTTATTGTTTTCATTATATTCAACCCAAATAGAAGGACGATTATAGATCATACTAGCTCTACGCCCATCTGGATTATTAATCAACTCGTCCAGTACGTTTCCGTACTGGTTATAATATATATCATCGAAAATCAATTTTCCGTAATTAGAATTGATTTCTCCGTGAGTATTTGCAGTATATTTCCAAGCAGTAGGAGCATCAGCGCCAGACTCTTTATTAATATCATAAATGTTTGTTGATTGTGACTCATACCACGCAAGTTCTTTTGCGATATATTCATGATTAGGCGTACCAAAAATAGCTGGTTCACTTGCTATAAATGAAGCACCAATCATTTCAATTGTTTTTTGACCAGTTTTATCCATGGTAAAAGCTTCATCTTTTAGCTCACCTATGAAAAACTCTCTAATATCTTTTACACTGTACATAAGCATATTATATCATACATCCTTTGGAAAGTAAACTATATTTTGTTCTTTTTCTCTATCATCTCTTTCATATTGATTTCTATAATCATTATTAACTTTAATGACATGCTCGATAAGAGATAGTACACCTGTGCCAGCAATATCTGTAATTGCTTTTGTGTCTTTTGGGAAACACGCTCCACCAAATCCTCGTTTATTATCAAAGCCTGGAACTTTAGTGTGACCGTGGCCAATTCTTGGATCAGCACCTACAGCATTAAAAACTATAGAAGGATTTGCTTGCCATTGCTTACAAAAATCATACATCTGATTAAAGAATGTGACTTTAGTTGCTAAGAAAGAATTGATTGTATATTTTACAATTGATGCTTCTTCAGCCGTCATATTAAAAAACGGTGCCGGATTACATAGACTATATCTTTCATATAAATCTAATACATCTCCAATAGCATCATCACTTCCACCAAGAATATGGAAATTAGGATTAATGAATTGCTCTGCCGCAGATTTCTCAGTAAGAAATTCTGGATTATATACCATGTCTGGGTGAATCATTTCTTCAATGATATTTGGTGGCACAGTTGATTTTAAGATAATTACCGCTGGAAAATCATTTGAATATAATTCTTCCATCACTTCTCGAACAATGCTAAAATCATCCATAGGTGTTGGTACACAGACAAAAATAAAATCTGTATCATCATGGATATCCATGATGCTATTACCTAACTTTGGATCAATATGCTGTTGTTCTACAAATGGATGATTAAATCCATAAGCAACTGCGCTACCTACGAAGCCCATTCCAACAATTGCTATTTTCTTTTCGAACATTCCGAAACCCTCATCCTTAAATCGCTGGTCGAAAACCGGTGATCTCTCTTGTTGAAATATAACTGTATTCCTCGTCTCCTGCATTGGTCTTTTCCTGTGAATTCTTTATCTCGATATTCTTCTCCGAGTATACGGATATCAATCGGATACATATTAAGAATGTCGAGCAAATCAGATTCTGTGGTATAAACTAAAACTTCGTCTACATATTTAATAGCAGAAAGTTGAGCTTGCCTTTCGACAATCGTTTGAACAGGTGCATTTTTTTCTTTTCTATCTATTGAAGGATCCACCTGTAATCCAACAATAAGATAATCACACTGCGCTTTAGCTTCACGTAACATAGCTACATGCCCAGCATGTAATAAATCAAAAGTACTGCAAGTAAAACCTACAAGCTTTTTAGTGTATTCCATGTTTCTTTCCATCCGTTTACCGCAAAACTTTTACCACATGGCATGTCATTGATAGCTTCATATATTTCATAGTCATTACCTCCCGGACCTGTTTTATCTCCAAAAAAGTATATATGATCATAAGAACCAAAATCTTTTAGAATTTGAGATTTATTGCAATCTTTAGGTGTAATATCAATACCGGTTTCACCAGCAACTTTAAATCCTAAATCTGGAAATGATTTTCTTAGTCTTCTAGCTATTTTTTCACGATCATTATTTTCTTCATCATATTTGACATAAAGTTTTCTTTCACCAAGAGTACAATTCCGGCCAATAATACTAAAATTTAATAATCCCGTTCTTTGCTCAATATGATTACCGGTTCTTAAAGGAAATTGATTAGATATAAGTTCTTTTTCGCATGCTTCAATAAGAGCTGATGAACCTATCCACTCACTTCTAGAAATACACAATTCATTTTTGTAAACTTCTGCACCTGCGCATTGATAAACGCGCTGACATTTTCCATAAATGTATTCACCAATTTGTTCAATAGTTTTTGGTCTATCGCTACCAGTTACAAGATATACATTATTATTTTCTACAAACTTAGCAAACCACCAAGAAAAGTTTACATCAATACGGCCACGGCTAGGTGTTAATGTACCATCTACATCAAATATATAATTCTTAGGCGGATTCATTGTCCTGCGTACGTGAGGTATTGACATTTTTTGCTTTCGGCCTATTTAGAAAATCACGATTAGGATCTTGTCCATCAATACCATTTTTCATATATGCAGCAAAGAAAGATGCATAATTGATAATATCAATGCAAGAGTCTTCAAGCGATTCAAAATTTGGTTTATAGTCAGGATCATTTTCCATTGCTTCAAGTACAGACTGCATGCGTAGTACTTTAGCATACATTGTATCAAGAAGTGTAGCACAACCACGTGGATAGTAATCAGCTTGCTTTACACGTGAGTTTGGGTTTTGGTAATCATTACCTTTTTTAGTTTGTACTTCAGCTGCTTTCTGAAGTACTTTTAGAGATTCTTTTGACATCTTTATCCTTTATCCATAGTGACACTGTTAATACATTACCATCATAGCTTCGTATAATGTATTCTACTTTTTCTTTACGAAATAATTTCTGAAGCTTTTTCAGTGTCAAGCTTTTCACTCCAATATTCATCAACTATAGAAACACTAAGAAGACTATCATGATTTTTACGATAGCCTTTTTTGATAGCCCAATTACGAATATCATTTTCGATTTGTTGAGCTAGTAATGGAATATCATATCCAGTTTTCATTAAGCTACTTCCCATCCTAGGTTTTCTGCTACCCAATTATTACCTTTGTCTTTAGCAACTGCAACAACAAATTCTTCACGAGGTGCAGTATCCATGTTATTGATACGTTTCGCAGCAACCTTAGTATCACCTATTGTTAAAAGGTGTTGGATTTCGACAAAGTCTGATAAATCACAAAGGTAGCAGTGAGCCATGTCCTTATCACCATTATTGTTTGCTTCAACCATGTAAGATTGAGTTTGATCGATAAGTGTGTTAAGAGCATTCATGTTTCTTTTCCTTTTCCATTTAATAGATATATTCTACCACAGTTTTCAGCAAATGTAAACCGTTAAATGCGCTTAAATGCATTTTTTTGTTCTATACTCATGACTTAATAAATTCTTCTCCATTCCAGCAATAAATGCCTTGCAAATTATATTCTGCTATATCAGTTTCTATAAGATATATGTAGACCTTATTGGCAAACTCATATGTTGATGATGTTAATGAAGAGAGTTTCTTTTTTCTTGCACGCTCTAAAGTATTTTTAATTGATACACGAGTATATTCATAATTTATATTCATCATTGCTTTTACATCTACAGTATCACCTTCAAGATCAAATACATCCATATACTTTTTTGGATTATCTTTATAGCCACATGATAAAAGATGTAATTCTGCAGCATGACCTTTTAAACAATCAATCATTAAATCATCTCTAGTTCTGCCTTGTTTATTATCATATGAAGATTTCCATATAGCATCGCATTCTGCAGCTGCTCTTTCTTTAAGTTTAACAGGATTTATTGAAGATACATTAAATGTTTCTATGCTATTCATTGTATTTTCCCAATTTAAAGAAATGTTTATCAATTTCCCAAAATCTTTTCATAATACTTTTACTCATATCTTTTTCTACAATTTTTCTAATTGGATTTGAAAAAGATAGTACTGCACATACTGAACCGCAATCTAAAACATATCTTTCATCTACTTTAGGAAAAAATACTATGACATTTAAAGGCAAATGTGTAGCTGGAACTAATCCTGGAGAAACCAAATATGGTTGATCATTCCAAAAAATTGGATCCACATATTGAACAAATGTATCTTTAACATTAATAGTACAATCGAATTCAAACTTTAAGGCAATATAATTATCAAGATCTCCCCCCATTTGTTCGTGCGTATGATGTGATATTGTTTTTAAAGTAGTAAATCGATTTTTATATTGAAAATTATAGTCACCATTGGCGCTTGTTTCTATCATAACATCACAAGGAAATCTAATAGCAACTGAATGTTTAAATAAAGTATTAAAAGCTGGACAAGTACGAGATGTTTTTATATTTGCAAGTGCACGAGGACTGTATAATCCATTCATTATACCTTCCCAATTTTTTCTCAAGAAATCAGTACGACTTGTAATAGTTCCATCAACTAATGTAGGATGCTTTTTAAACCATTCGGGCTTTTCTCTCGATAAAAAATCACCTTCAATATTATGACCGAGCTCGCCTTTTAAAGCCACATGGTAATTTAAATCTTTCATTGTAACTCCTTAGAAATTTTTATAAACATATTCTAAAGCTCTATCTGCTTCTTTTTCCATTGGTCTATTTTCATACCAATTACCAGTTTCCATATCAAATTCTCTACAAAGAGTTGTAATTTCTTGACATGTAATCGGATAATTGTTTTTCACTGCGTTGCCAGCAATGGCAACCATAATCTGATACATCTTATGATACCAACCAGTATTATTAATTAAACGATATTCAGATTCCAGATTTTTAGGAAAGAATGGACAATCACGGTATGATGACCAATTAATATTAGTGTTATCAAGTTTTGATTTACGATGTTCTACAATTTGATCTTGAATTGCTTGAGGTAATCTATCAAAAAAATTATTTCCAGTTTTAATTGGAGCTGGATGTTTAGCCATTAAAACATCAGGATCTATAGGTATACCAGTATGATCAAAAATAAAGTTGAAAGCAGACTTGTACGTGCCAGGGATATAATACATTCGTGAATAATCTTTAGTCTGTTTATCTCCAATTGAACCGATCTCGGTATTGAGGGCGTACCAGAAAGCTCGGATGTTATTTGCTTCAACTCTTTTCGTAAGTGGGAACACAAGCCTAAACTTAGGATAATCTTCTCGACTGCTAGCAGTACTATAGCAAATAAAGCTGAACTTATTATATAAGGTAACCAACTCATTTTGTAGATCTCCTTCAAACTTGTGGTCATCAACATCAATAGCACACCAACCACCCCAATCAACTACATTGTCATTAGCTCGAGTTGTATTGGGTTGGTAAGTGGCAGGAGATATTAATTGTGCTTCTTCTTTAGACTCAAGTGGTTGCTTAGACAATTTATACAACAGATCTTTAAACTCATCAAAACTAGATAAGTCCATGCGACGATGAGTTTTATTATCAAATACACTCTTAAAGAGCGTTAGAGAGATCTCCATGATTATCCTCATGACTTGGTGGTTGCCATCCACCAGGTTTTAATAAATCAGGCAAACCAAAGCGATTTGGTCTACCAGGTTTTACGCCTGCTTTTTTGGCCATATTTGCTTTATAAATTTCATCCCATGCTTTATTGGCATCTACACCAAAAACGTCGAGAGTACCGATAGCAAAAACACAAAGGTCAATAAGACCGTCAACGGTTTCCTCGGGATCGCCATTATTAATTGCTTGCATTGTTTCATGCAATTCCTCATTACACATCAAAAGACGAAACATAAGATACTTTTTCATAAGATCTTTGTTATCTTTGTTATTTTCAAACCAATCATGTACACCATATTTCTGGTGCATTTCATTGATATCTTTTACCCAATTTTCACTCATATTAAGATACCTGTACTGCGATGTAAATACAAAGACCAAGAATAATTAATTTGCCATAGTCTAAATCTGCCGCTGTACCTTCACCATATTTGTCTTTAAACGCTTTCAATGTTTTTTTCATGATTCTATTATACTCCATTTTTCATTAATTGTAAATACGTTATACGAAAAAATCCTCTAACGTTGCTTGTTCTTCAGCTGACCAACCAACTGCATTAAGTATGAAGTTAAGTGGTTCAATGAAAGTTTTTTCAAATTGCTTGTCATAATCTACGTACTTATGCAATTTAAATTCTTCAGGTAACACATCAGGGTATGCAATAATATTTTCATGAATTGGATTAGGCATACGAAGATATGTAAATTTAATTCTATCGCCATTTACCGCAAGCTCATATTTCTTTTGTAGCTTATTCTGTTTGAGATATTTATTGTACAAAATAGAACCACGAACATGAATAGGTGTACCTTTCTTATATGAACCACGTTCCATCCAATCTGTAATGTTTGAAACTGATCGAGGAAAACTTACTTGTTCTGGTGGTAGATTGCTAAATTGTTGTTTAAAGTCAGCAATATATTTTTGTGTTTCAGCTTCTGAACCAGATAAAATGATTTTAAATACTTCTTTAAATTTGTCGCGAACTACTTCAGGTGTAGATGACTTAATAGCTTCAATTCCCATAATCTTTAGTTTAGGTTCAGCATATTGTACACCTTCAGAGTTATGCACATTGAGTATGTATCTTTTCTTAGCGGTCCATATTCCACGATCAGCAATTACTTCACGAGCCATAACCATACGATTTTTATGAGCATTCATATTATAATAAAGTTTATCATAAGACTTTGCTAATGCCGGTTCAAAATGTTCAGAACATATTTTATCTAAGAATTTAACAGGATCTTTAGGCTTGAATTTATTTACAATAGGACCCATATTAATATACAAACTATCAGTATCAATCGCAATAACGTAGTCCACGTCTTCAGTTTTGAGAACATTGTTCATCTCCATATTCATAGCTTTTTCAGCCCACTGAATTGCGAGCTGACCGGACAAAGTTACACCTTCAGCAAGTCTGAGATCAAAATACTTAAAATATTGATTGCCTAATGCACCATAAAGACTATTCATTAGAATTTTAATAGCCATCTGTTGGTTACCAAGGGTATTGATTTCAGACTGAAGACTTTCATTCTTAGTCCGTTGATATTCTTTTTCCGCAGCAAGCTGCATTTTCTTTACAGCTGCACGTTCAGAATAATAATCTTCAATAATAGTAGGAATCACACCATCGAAATCTTTTCGATATGTCGAACCATTTGCTGCCACCGCAAATTTATTTTCTGTTACTGTATTACCACTGAGGTAATATTCAACACTGTTCATTTGACTTTGATTGACTAATGTTTCAGGTGACATATTATATTGAACAATAAGATTAGGATATAGAGAATTCAAATCAAATGATACCACCCAGTCATGTGCACCAGTTTGTGGTTCTTTGACATAGCCACCAGCAAACTTAGATTTATGAGCTTCAGGGACAAATGCAGGTGGAACCACTTTTTGAGAGTTGAGTTTACGATATATGATTGATTCCCATATCGCAGTAGTGCCAAATGTATCTTGATAATTGACACCGCCTTTATACGCAATCGTCATAGCCAATGTGATAAGGCCAAGCTTTTCTTCAAGGCGATCAACCAATTGCACATCTTTCATGTTATAGTCAATGTACTTTTGGAAATCATCTTTATACAGATTGCGCAATGAACCAGATTCTTCGTACGAAAGTTTCTTTTCGCCAAGAACGACATAAGCTATATGATCAAGTTTGTATGATTCTTGTGGTCCATAGGTATATCCAAACTTTTGGAATAATTCAAGATAATCCAGCGTTTGGATACCTTTAATATCATAAACATCTTCCTCACGGCCGCGGCGAGTAATCTTACGATAATCGATCATACCCCAAGGCGAAAACTTTTTAATAGCTTCCAAACCGAGGATCTTAGCACAACGATTAACGAGGTAAGGTATATCAAAGAAACGAGTATTCCAACCCGTAATCACATCCGGTGTATTACGAGGGTTAGACCAATATTCAATAAATTGTTCGAACAGATCTTCTTCGTTGACACATTTGATATATTTGACTGGTTTGATAAGAGCTTTATCTACATCATAGTCACCATAACCCCAAACGATATATCTTTCAGACTTACTAGACTTTACAGTAATAGCCAATACACGTTGGTCAGCTTGTGACGGATGAGGGAAGCCATCATCATATTCAGTTTCAATATCAATCGTACAAACGTTAATCCATTCGCGATTGAATTTTATATCTTTTGGAAACTTTGATGTGATGTATTGTTGAATGTAGTTAGGATTACCATAAATCTTACGATTGGCTACATCTTTATTTTGATCTAGCCAACCTTTAGCATCACGCATGGAATCAAACGGTAAAGCACCGATTTGTTGTCCATCTAAACCACGCCAACCAGTATCTTTATCTGAAACAACAAAGAATTCTGGTTTAAATTTATCTTTACGATAAACTGGTTCGCGAGAGTAATCGTAACCACGGTATAACATTGAATTGCCGTATCGCACGACAGATGTATAAAACTTTGACATAATATAATTCTACCACAATTTTGAGGAAATGTAAACCGTTAAAGTAAAGTTTTTTTCTCAAATCCGTTATGAACAATTACTCCATTACTAAGCATACAGCCTTCTAATTTGTCAGGGGTAGCTCTTATCATAACATATTGTTTGTTTTCATGATGTATCCATAAAGAATCAAAAATACCTGAACTAATAGTAGCACCCATAAAAACCATTTCATGGCCTGAATCGTTAAGATAATTTACAAGACTTTCTAAATCACCACAGGCGAGATTTGTCATCTTAGGAATAATAACGCCTTTGGGTATTCTTTCCTGTGATAAAACAGGATGACACGCTATTAAAGAAAAAATAATTGTAGTTAATAATACTTTACATAAGTTCGAAATGCGGTCCATCGATAAAAGGCCTCCGACCTTGACTGCGACGAAGATCTATATATGCGTTCATAGCATCTTCGGCAGATCCAGGGTAGTCCCTAATATCTCCTTCTGACCAAGCGGCTCCCCACTTAATCGCTACTCCAAGCTCTTCAGCGGCTTGTTTGAAAGCATCACAAATATCGTCATATACATTAAGCTCCCAAACTACATCTGATCCATCATATGCTACTACATCTACTGCGTGAGAATAACCTGAATCTTGAATTAAATGTTTTGATTTCATTGTTTGAGAACGACCCGAAGCAACAAGTTTTTCTTGTTCTTCAACTGAGCGTACGCCATATGTTACACCAAAATCTACTTTTGTTAATTCAATGGCTCTTTCAACCACGGAAACCATATCAGGGTGTACACCCTCTAATTTTAAACGGCTTCGTGAAGATAAATTAAATCCCATAGTATTTTCCTTTTTTGTTGCTAGTATGTATATTTATATTAAATGAAAAAAGGGGCAAAAGCCCCTTTCCATTATTTTTCTTTTGTTGTGACAAATTCATAAAGCTTATCTGCTTGTGCTTTAATTTCCTCAGGTGTAATTGCCTTTGGAATATAATTTTTATAAGCTTCTAGTGCTTGTTCAGCATTGTCTTTATACATGTCCATTGCTTTATAAGCAACTTCCATTTGAATATCGTATTGTTTATCAAGCATATCTTTTGCCATATTCAATACGTCGTAACGAATTTGATAAGGGTTATTTGCCATTTTGGCCTCCTGTGTGTTGTGTGTAGGAGAGGAGCTTAACGCTCCCCTCTAAGTGATTTTACTTGCATCATACAATGTTTTGCTTCTTCGTGCAAACCCATATTAGCAAGATGTGCTGCGGCTCTACTATATCCTGCTATTTCACAGAAATTATTAAAGCCGGACCAAAACCCTTGAAGAGGTGCGAATGTGTATTTCATTACTAATGCAGTCATTATACCCATCCTTTCAAGTTTTGGTTTACTGATCTTTTCATATCAGTATCGCCTTTAGCGATTGAATAAATATCGCCTCTGGCAATTCCAATATCATTCAATTCATAATCAGTTAACCGTGATAATTCTTTCACAGTTTCATTGATTTTTCTTTGACGCTTTACGTATGCGTTCCAAGATTGAAGAAAATCGAAAAGACCTTCAAGCGGTTTCGTTAAGAAGTTGCTTACTTCCAGTACTAGTTGAGTCATTTGTTAATACCCCGTTAATTGAAATTTTACGGGGACGCTTCTCTTCAGGAAGAATTCGCTCCAAGTGAATTGTAAGCAATCCATCTTCCAGATCAGCTCCTGTGACTTCTACGAATTCAGAGAGCCTAAATGACCTCTCGAATTTACGACCGCTAATGCCCTTGTGGACATAAAGTTCTTGGTTTCTACGTTTCTCTCTATCACCTTTTACAGTAAGAATACCATCATGCATAGTAATGTCAATATCTGTTTGTTTAAAACCAACTACAGCAAGTTCAATGAGATACTCGTCTTCAGTATTCTTTACTACGTTGTGAGGGGGATATTTCCCGTGCCTATGATCAAATGTCATTTGCTCGAGTTCGTTAAAGATGTGGTCGAAACCCACGAATGCTCCACGAGGGAAGCTAAAGTTAGTAGTCATATTTGACCTCCTATTAAGTAAGGTTGTAGATGGACCCACTATTGGCATCCATATAATATATATAATTATCGTTTATGAAAAGTACATAGCCTATAAAGATTTTTTTTGCATTTCATTTATTCTATAACAATAATATTGACATCTTTTAGGTGCATATTCATAACCAAGTTTTATAGCTTTATAAAATCGTTTCCATTGTTTACTTTTTAATATATGCGAAATACTATTATGTTCTGTTTTTAATTCTTCATCAAATAAATCAGCTAATAAAGGATCTTTAGGTAAGTCGGGGTGTTGAGAAACTTTATCACACCAACAACATGGAATAAGATAACCATCAGCAGTCGATGCAAATGGTTTATTTTCTGTTAAGCATTTAGGATTCCACTTTTTTTCGCCAGTCATTTCGATTCATTCTATATTCAGGTGAAGGTTTATATGGATCATCTTCAGTAAATCTACTAGTAATTAAAGGTAAAAATGTTATATTATTTTTTCTTGCTATTTCATTAGCTTCTTTAATATTGTTTTCATTATATTTAAAAACAATATATTGCCATACAGTTTCTTTTACAAAAGCTTTTGATAATAACATCATATCAAAAAGTTTTTCACCATCTTGATTTATTCTATACTTATGAGAATCTTTTGGTAAACCATCTATTCCAAAAATCCATTTAGCATTTGGATTGGCCTTAAAACATTTTTCAAACCATTTAGAAGGTTTATGACTTGAAGCAACGTGCACACTACATTTCTTATTACTTTTATAAACATCATTTAATATTTTATCAAATGAGGGATGAAGAATAGGATCAGATATTTGACCAGAAAATACAAAATTATCAAAATGATTTAAATAATTATACCATTCATTATTAGTCATATAATGACCTGGAATATCTTTTTTATTAGAAAATATATTTCTTATACATTTTGGACATTCTATTGTGCATTTGTTTGATATATCTAAATTGATACTATTACGATCAAGCCACTTTCTCACTTTTATTGCCTATATTATATTTTGGACAAAGTTCCCAATTATTCTTATCTTTATATGAAATAATTTTTATTTGTCTTAATGGAGCTAATGGTTCAACTTTTTTTCTTTCAATTGAAATTAAGCCCCAATCACTCATTAATTGTGCAATGGTATTTCTACGTGCTAAATCGTTTTCTTCTAAATTAGATTTTTTCCCATCTAATAAAAATAATTCTTTGAAATGAACAATAAAGTATCTTCCCTGTTTATGTAAAATATGACAGGATTGATATAATTTATTATCTTTTCTGGATGCTACACCAATACGAGTTAATGTTTCTTTTACTTTAAGAAAATCATCTGGCTCATTTAAAGTAATTTCCAACATACTTGCTGGAGACCACTCAATAAGTTTATTTTCTTCCACCTTTATACACCTTTTTTCTCAATTCATTTATTTGTTCTTTTGTGAGAAGGGTCAAGGCTTGTCTTGCTTTTTCATTATTATAACCATAATATTCCTTGACAACTTCCACGTCACTTTCGTTCTCAGGTTTATTCCATTTTGAGAAACGTTTTTTCTTTCTAACTATATTTATAAAAAAGTCGTTTTGTAACTTATTGTCAAGATGAGCATAACGATTCATTTCATTTGCTATTAAAACAGTATCAGCAAAATAAGATAAACCACGATTAATCATAAAAGGATTATATTGACCTTCAGTAATATCATCAACTATGATATTATTTTTTCCATAATTTATTTCATTTAAAAAATCAAAGGGATTCATTCATAAATCCTATTATGTGTATTATTTACTTTAATGAATGTACTACATTTAGATAGGTATTTTAATTTTGTTGCACCGATATAAGTACAAGCCGATCTAATTCCTGATAACATATCAATTATAGTGTTTTTAACTGGTCCTTTATAATCTACTTCTACCGTTTTACCTTCTACACCTCTATATTCTCTATGAGGTATATTATGTCTATCCATTGCTGATTCAGAAGCCATACCATAAAATTTCATTTTACCATCAAGAATTTCTCCATCGCATTCATCATGACCAGCTAATATTCCACCAATCATAACGAAATCAGCTCCAGCCGCAAAGGCTTTAACTATATCTCCAGATGAAGTACATCCACCATCAGCAATAATATGAGCACCCATACCATGAGCAGCATCCGCACATTCCATTACTGCAGATAATTGAGGATAACCTACACCAGTTTTAATTCTTGTAGTACACACAGAGCCTGGTCCAACACCAATTTTAATAATATCAGCACCAGCAAGAATCAACTCTTGTGTCATTTCAGCAGTAACAACATTACCTACGACTATTGTTGCATCTGGAACATGATGGCGTAAAGACTTAACAGCTTCAATTACTGAAATTGTATATCCATTAGCAACATCAATTCCAATAAAATCCCATTTTAAGTTATGCGCAATAAGCGTTGATACATCATCTAAACCGCCCATCATACATGTATTATTACTTTCAAATGCTGTAAGATTATTTTTAAGATAATGTCTAGCTGGGCATGTAATCATATCATATTCTGATAAAGCTTCATGCATTTCTGGTGTACCAACGGTATCCATATTTGCAGCCATAATAGGAATGCCAGTCCATTCTTTCTTAGAATGTTTAAATTTATATGTACGTGTCATTTTAACATCATACCGTGAAGAAATTGTTGATCTCTTCGGTCTAATTAAAACATCACTATAATCTAATTTAATATCTTCTTCAATACGCATTTATACAAATTCCACATTAGCCATAATTTCTGTCATACAAGCAACAACATTAAGTTCGTGATCAGCAACAAATGCATTCTTATATTGATAATCAGCAAGGATAAGAACTATTTGTGGAATAGATTGAGGAGAAACTTTTTCATACATATTATCATAGATACCACGGAAAATACTTGATGCATCCATGTCCATATTATCAGAAACCCATTTTCTCATTTTCTTAAAGTCTTTTGACTTCAAATAAGTTATGAGATCGTCAAATGAATTAGAGCCAATACTTGACCCAGAAATGCTACGAATAGAACCGGTAGCAGAAAATCGTTGGCATTCATTTAAAACTCTTCTCCAATCTGGTGCATATCTCATGATCATATCTACAATAGCCTGTTGATCATATCCAACACCTTCGGTGTCAAGGATATATATAAGTCTTTTCATAAATTTGGCACAAAGAGGTTGAAGGTTTTTCTTTGAAACATTAAATTCAAACACTGCACATCGGGAATGCAATGGTTCAATTATACGATTTTTAAAATTGCATGTAAGAATAAATCTACAATTATTTGAAAATTCTTCAATAAAACCACGAAGAGCCGGTTGGGTAGATTGAGCATTAAGATAATCTGCTTCATCTAAGATGATAACTTTATATCCACCTTGAAGTGAAACAGTGCTAGCAAATTGTTGTAAGGTAGTTCTTAGTGTGTCTATATTACCACTTTGAGAAGCGTTTATAATAATATAGTCTAATCCAAGTTGCTTACACATGGCAACCGCTGCTGTTGTTTTACCAAGACCAGCGGTGCCAGTGAATAGCATATTTGGTAGTTCACCACTATCTACAATAGCTTGTAGATCTTCTTTAAGTGACTGTGGAAGTATAGTGTCTTCCACAGTTTGTGGGCGATATTTTTCAACCCATAGAAATTCGGTATTCATTTACATTCTCCATTATAAAAATTATATCACAAAAAATCAGGAATGTAAATTATTTTTTACCTTTTTCTTCACCGTCATCCATTTGTTCTTCTTGCTCAATTTGCTCAGAAGTTTGGATAATAAAAATACATTGATCGCGCAATTGACCAATGGTTGAGAGTTCTTCTCCCTTAAATGCGCCGCGTTGAGTCATTGCATCAATTACGGCTACAGTTGAACGAGATGCTTTATTAGCATTGTCTCTTAACTGCATATATAGTTCTGACGTCATAGATTATACTCCATATGTTGAGGATTTTTCTAATGCAATCCAATATTGAACGTTCATTTCTTTATGGCTGAATTGCGTGATTAATTTTGAAGAAATATCTACTTGATAATCACCAGGTAGAATTTTAAGATTAGCAATACCTAAAATAAAATTAAATTTAGAGTCTTGCGGAAACTCGCCATCCACATCAATTGAAAATGTATTAGATGTAGAGTTTTTTGTATCAACAATTGATAAATTTAAAACACCATTATTATTAGTAATGGACACTTCAGAATGACCAAGTGCTGATGAAGCTCGTCTAAGCTTATTAAGTGTTTCATTTGTAAGAACAAATGAAACATCCACAGCCGGCATAGTAACATCCTTTTGTGGGGTAGTAAGAGTTTCTTCAGGTGAGAAGAAATACTTTACTTTGGATCTACCAGTAGAATCAGAAATAGTTACGTATTCGTCATCAAAATTTAGACGAGGTACATCAACTAAACCAAGCACGCTGATAAATTCATTAAGATCATAAATTCCAAAATCTTTTGAAAATGATTCGGCAACTTCAGCACGCGATAATACATTACGTGCTTCGCTCATAGATTTAAGTACATTGCCTGCGCGAATCATAATATTTGAATTAATGCTAGAAAAATTTTTCATAACATTTAGAGTATTTTCAGATAGTTCCATTATATAGCTCCAGTTTCATTATTAATATATTATAACACTTTTTACTCGATTTGTAAACCATTATGCTGCCATTTTACTAAAATTCTTTTCTTTCTTAAATTCAATTTTAGCTTCAAACTTGTTATCAAGGATATCTCCTTTGTGGGATATTACGAATACATTTGTATCATCACCTAAAGTATAGAGAATCTTCAATAGATTTTCTACACCATCAATGTCAAGAGATGAGTCAAAAGTTTCGTCTAATATGAGAAGATTAGTAGCAACTGAATTTTTCATCTTTGCTATTTGCCGCCAAGTAAATAGCAATGACAAATCGATTCTTTGTTTTTCACCTTCACTAAAAGAGTCATAAGTAAACTCATCACGATGTCTTGACCTAATAGTTTCCTGAAATGATTCATCCAAATTAAAGTGGACAAAGAAATCAAGGACTTGTAGGTACTGATTTGTAAGTTTATTTATAACGGGAAGATACTGTTTTATTATTTTTGTTTTAATTCCTGTATCTTTTAACATTTCACTCATAACGCTATTATAGTTATTTTGATCCATGAGTTTAAGTTTTTCTTCAAGCAATACCGTTTCACTTTCCTTATAGGATTGTAAATCTACTTTCGCTTGATTGAGGTCTGCCACAGCTGTGGTTGAAACATCATCTTCGAGACTTCGTATCTCTTTCTGTAACCTACTAATCGTGATATTGTTATGATGTATAGTTGATTGTTTTTCTCTAATTTCTTCAGCTCTAGCGTTTGCAACTTCAATATTCTGTTCAATATCAGTCGACTCTGCAGTGAGCTTATCCATTGCCGATTTGAGATTTCTTGCTTTTTCTTTAGAGGTTTCCATTTTGGATTGTCTAAGTTCTTCACTAATATTTTGGGAACACGTTGGGCAATTTTCATTATCTTCATAAAATTTTGCGTCTTTCGCAACTTGTCCCATTTGCTGCCTAAATTGCCCGCCGTATTGAAGTAAGGCTTGTTTTTTATCGTGCAATTCTTTAAGGGTTTTACTGTTTTCCTGTGAAGTACTTTCAACTTCCGCCGATAAGTCTGTGTTAATGGTTTGCAGTGAGTTAATTTCCCGTTGATTACTTTTAATCTGTTCTGACTTTTTTTCAACTGCTTGGTCTGTAAGCAATTTAACGTCTTTGATGTATTTAGTTTGAGTTTCAATTTTATTCCTCAACAAATCTAATTGGTATGACACATCCTTTGTTTTATCTTTCAATGCGGACTGTTTTTCCTTTAACAAAGAATTCATGCGTGAAAAAACATTTATATCAAGAAGATCCTCGATAACATCTCTTCGTATTCCACCAGGTAGTTGCATAAATGGAATGAAAGAAGAAGAGCCTAGAACAACTACCTGATGAAAACTTTTGTGATTAAGTTTAAGGATGTTTTGTTCGAGAATCTTCTGATATTCTTTAGCATGTGATGATTGATTTATCATTGTACCATCACGCCAAATTTCAAATGTATTAGGTTTAATACCACGAATAACTTTGAAATCTGAATTACCAACTTCAAATTCAACTTCAACAATACAAGCTTTTTGATTAATTGAGTTGATTAATTGGTTTTTAGTAATACTTCTATGTGGTTTGCCAAATAACCCAAATGAGATTGCATCTAACATTGTAGATTTGCCAGACCCATTATGTCCTACTACAAGTGTATGTTTTACTCGACGCAAATCAATTTCGGTAAATGAGTTTCCGGTGCTAAGGAAGTTCTTCCACCGGACAGCTTTAAATAATATCATGCTAATTCTAGTGCCTGTGCCTCTGTCATTAATTCACGCATTTGGATTTTAATTTTGTCTTTATCCAGTTCAGTATCAACGCCATCAATATAGTCATCAACTAACTCCGATGTTTCTTCAACACGTAAACCATCATCATCTACATTCTCACCCACAAACTCACTAAAGTTTTCTGAGATCTTTAATTCATATATATCTTGATTTTGTATTCTATCAACAAATCGGTCAAATGTAAACCCGTCATTTTTTGAAATCACAACAATTTTTACAAACTTATTATTAAGCTGTGACACATCGTAATTGGTATAATCTTGTTTGTCATCATTATATAATATACGATGAAATAATGTATATGGATTATGAATGCGTGTTATTTCACGAGTTTCAGTATCAAGAATATGAAAATATTTTTTATCACCAGCATCAGACCAGAAAAATTCCATTTGTGATCCAAGATACCAAATGTTATCTTTTTTAGATCCTACATGATAATGACCAGTAAGTACTTGTTCAAACTTTTTAAATATTTTTGGGTCCATACCATGCTGATTAGTTACACCTCTCATCATTTCAAAACCAGTGAGTTCAAGGTGTGAACCAAGCCAATCTGCTTTACAATCATGAATAAAATTCATAGACTTATCATAATTATCTTGAGTAATCCAAGGTAGTAACGCCATTTTAAGGGATCCATATTCCATTACAGTAGGTTCCATAATAATATGGATTTCATTCATATAATGTCCTAAGCACTCCTTTAATGCATTTAGATCATTTGTATTTTTATAAAACACATCATGGTTTCCTGGAATAATGTCCATGGACATACCACGATTTCTCATTTCATCTAAGAAATGTTTACGATTATGATTGAGAGCTTTAAAATTAACAAACTTACGATGATCATAGTAATCGCCCAAGTGAACGATTTGCTTAATATCATGTTTATCGCATTCTGGAAAAAAGACATTATCATAAAAATCTTGCGCATTTTTTAAAAATATTTCTGATGAGTTACGAATACCACAATGGGTATCATTTAATATAGCTATTTTCATTTATTTTCCTGGGCACGAATTTTTGTGGCTGAAATATTTTCTGTATCTTCACCTAAATAATATTTAGTAAAACTATATCCAACATCTCTACCATAACCAATATTAACAATATTAGGTACAATCATTATTTCATAATCTATGCCTGCTGTAAACCCATTTAAATTTAAATTAGTGGATATAAATGATGCTATTTGATTAGTATCGTATGGGTTATTGGCATCTATTTCAACGTTTCTTATTTGAACAATTACTTGCCCAGAATCTTCATGGATTCTTTTAAAGAGTGATAAGTGACCTTCGTGCCACGGCTGAAATCTTCCAAGCATTTGCCCAGTTGGTCTGGTCCAATCCATTCATCTATCCTTATATCATAATTAATTGGTTTTTCAAAAAGTAAATTAGTATCTTCATATTTACTATGACTAATAGTATTCATCCATATTGTAAAATGAGCATTAAATATAGATCTTGTTAGTTTAGTAGGACATACAAAATCAGCAACTATAATATCTTTTCCATTAGCTATTTCAAAGTCTGCAATGTTTTTTATTCTTAATGCTTGTCTAATTCTAGCTTGTTCTGAAAATTCATAATCATTCGCCATTTTTCTTACAACATCAGCATTAATCCATCCTGCTTTTAAATGATATTGTAAACCTTTTGCTAACCAGGTTTTACCGCTTCCTGGTAAACCCATGACTAATATTTTCATTTCATAAACTCATCTAAATCAGAATCTGTATGATTCATTTTTTTCTTTTTATTTTTTTGTTTTTCTTCTTTAGCATATTCTTTAAATTGAGTATCACTTTGTCGTACTTTATCGATACGATCACGCAATGTTTCCACAAACGCTCCAGCCACATAATTAGCAGTCTCATCATCACTGACATCAATAAACATATCAACACCGGATTGAGTCAAATATTTTAATTTAATGTCTTGTTGTTTCTTTTCTTTAGCAATACGCCTAAGGAAAGCATACCAAGATATTTGAGTAAAATACGCAAATGCATTTGGTTTACCTGTTCGTGTTGCGGTTGCTAAATCATAATTACCTATAGCTTTTAAACAATTTTCTACCGCGTCCATAACCATTTCTTCACGATATGTATATCTAATAAAATTAGACTTATGAGATAACCCTTGTGCTATTCTTAAAAAACATTGTGCTATGTAATCTGGAACCAAAGGTATAGATTCATTATTTAATTTAGATTCATTTACTAACGTAACATAATCCACTACTGCTTGTGAAAAATCAGCGTTATTAACGTAATGGATACTTTTTTTCCTTGGCATAATATACTCCAATCAATAATTATATTCTATCAAATTTATATAATTTTGTAAACAAATAAACTTTCATTTAAGTTAAAAAAATAACGGTGTACAAACTGTAAAAAATATGGTAGAATTAACTGTAGTTAGGGAGAGGGAGGAATACCGCTCGTTAATGTAATTTAGATTTATCGGGAAATCTAATAACATTTTCAAAATTTGAATCGTCATCATTATATTTTTTAGTTAAACTTTCCATATAGTTTTCAAATCCTTCTTCTGACATACTTTCTAATCTATCTGCCATTTCATCTAAAGGAATATCTATCTTTCTATCATTTAATGATTTATTAATAGACACAATTGTTTTAGCATAATGGTCCAAAAGCTCATTAGAAGGATTTGACTGTGCAATAATATGATCTGAATTAATTACATGTATTTCAGCAGGATCATCATTAAAAGATAACCATGGCCTAAATGCATAGAATCTAACACCACGTTGGAAATCTTCAAGTTGAATGATTTTTAAACAAGAACGTATAACTAGCGCTGCGTCGTTTTCAGAATTCCACTCTAAAACTTCGCATATAATTTCATCGTTGTTCGCTAATTTAAAATGCTTGATTTGTAAATCACTCATAAATAAACCTTATAATTTTTATAGTTAAATTGTTCATTATTATAAATTTTTAATCTTTCATCACCATGTGTAAATGCAAAATTTTTGCCTGTAATATTATCTATAATATCATATAATTTAGTTATTGATCCGTCTTCACTTTGTCTGAGTCCTCTTCCGATAGATTGTAAAACACGTATCTGGGATTTTGACGGACTAGCAAATACGATATTATGCAGATTACGAATATTAATACCAGTACTAAAGGTACCAAGACTTGCAACAATAATAGCGCCATGTTGTTTCTCCACTATTTTACGAATTGCTTCTCTATCTTCAGTGTGTGTTTGTCCAGATACAAAAAATATTTTTCTGTCTTCAGTTGCCTTATCTTTAATTAAATTGAAGAGTGGTTTTCCATGATTATCCACAAGGTTGTATAAGACGAGAGTATTGCCCACAGAAGCCAAAGCCAAGTTACGAATAAAGCGATTACGTAAATCATGCTTGACAATCCAATCGATTTCTTCTTGGTAAGTCCTTTTGCCGAAGCTAGAAATTTCTTTATAATTAATCTCCACCCTGTCAATACTGAGGTCCGCGAGGGTTTTTTTGTTTTGGAGATCTCTTGTGGTAGTGACGCGGTGTATCTTACCAAAAAGTCCCTGAAGGACGAGCTCGTGGGTTTGTGTGCCATCTAATGTTCCTGTTGTACCATATCTGAATCCAGCTTCTGTGGCTTTATTCATAATATTCATCAATGATTTTGATTTAAAACCATGACATTCATCACCAATTACCATTCCAAATTGATCGAACCATGCTTTTGGCAATTTATAAATTGATTGCCATGTAGATATACAAATCGCAGCATCAAATTTTTTGTCCTTACCACTATATATACGGTGTATACCATTAGGTCCTTGACCATATTCTATAAGATCATTGTGCATTTGTTCAACTAAAGAAGTAGTAGGTACAATAATTAAAACTCTTCCGGCTTTTGGATATGCTACTCCATCAGTTAACATTTGCAACCAAAATTTTGCGAGCAAATATATAATTAACGATTTACCAGAACCAGTAGGAGATACAAGAATATTTCTTTTATTATGTAACGCATGACATAAAGCATCGAATTGGTAATCTCGCACTTTAAATGGTAAACCTAAACCTTCAATCCATTCCATAATGAGTTTAGGATTAATGTGCACCGTATCGATAGGACCACCATATTTCGTGGTTTCACTACCAAGCATATAAGCGCGTTGTTTACAAAATTCCTGCAAGTGGAAAAATAAACCAGCAGGCAATTCTCCAGTATTAGAATCAAATAAACGAATCTTGCCATCCCACATTCTATTTTTAAATGCTGGCATAAATTTATAACCAGGCACATAGAATGAGAAATATTCTCTCAATTCAGCTGCTATACCACTATTACATTCTACATGTAAATTAGCGTGAGTTAATTTCCTGACTCGAACTGTTTCCATTTAATCATATTACTTATAGTCTGATGACGCCAATTAAGATTATTTATAATCTCCTGTAATGTCTCAATCATTGTCTTATAATACAGAATTTTTTCTTCTGATTTTTGTATTTCTGGATCTGCGTCATAATAATATTCCATTTCACCTTTTAATATTTTCATGCCATTAAAAGGATCTAATGCCCATCCAGTTTCTTTTATTTCTTCTTCGGTCATCTTTCCGTTATAATATAACCACTTTTGCTTTAACAAAGTTTTTTGTTTAAACTCTGCTCGTTTTAATTGTAATTTTGCGGTAGAAAGATATTCGAGATACTTACCATGAAGAATTGGTGTATCTCTTGATGTTTCATCTAAATGATATTCATCAATGGCGTTTTCACTGCGCCACTCAGCTAATATTTTTTCCAAATCCATAATATACCTATATTAATTCAAAATAACTAAATCTAAATGATGCTCCAAATGTTATAAATTCTGTACCACTTGCAGTTGACTGAAATTGAATATCAGTTAAAGCTGTTGGCATACAATCTATATATCTAACTTGTTTTGTCTGATTATTATGGCTCGAAAGAATTGATAACGTAATATCAGAAACACTAGGTGGTCTTAATCCTTCACTCTCTAATCTAGAATTTTCGTTATTATCTAAATTAGTTCTCATCCAATTATACATTTCATTATAAGCTTCCATATTTTCATCTAAAATAATATTTGCAAGCAATTCATTAAATGTTAATTTATCACCAATAAAAGGTATTGCTTGTATTTTCTTATATGGAACTTCAACTGAGTTCATAATCATACCAGGATGCGTAAAATCCTGACAGAAAAATTCCAAGTTTGGAAAATTTTTCCGATCAATTGTAATCTTAAACGACGTAGGTTGAAGATAATTTATATTTGTAGTTAACTCTGCCATGTATCTATTTATACAAGTTTAATGAAAAAAAGAGGGGCCGAAGCCCCCCTAAAGTTAGAGATAGAACTCTTATTATGCTCCGAGAATATTATCTACTCTGAAGATTCTGTAGTATTGGTTAGTCTTAGCAGTTGCCAATCCATCTCTACCGGACATACTTCCTACGTCTACGAATGGGTTTGAAACCATACCGTAACGAGTTTTGAATCCGATTTTTGGCTGGAATGTGTTCTCACCTACTGCACGTACCATAGTTAGTGGTACATATGGGCAATAGAATACACCGGCATCATATGGGTTAGTACCCTTATAACCAACTGTGACATAGTCAGCAGTTGCATATGGATCGATGTATACTCTTGTGCGACCATTCAGAACACCAGCAAAGGTGTTGCCTGTATCGTCTACATTGAGGTTAGTTGACAATGCTGGAGTATAATCCAACATACCAGCTGCAGAAAGTGCAGAAGCTACATCAGAAGAGCAGATAATGAAGTTACCTTTACCTCTACGTGTTTCTTTTGCAATTACGTTAGACTCTCTTTCGATTTGAAGGATAAGTCCTTTGAACTTTTCAACTGACCAACGGCCGTCTGCATCAGACTGAACATTAAAGATACCGTTAATAGCTGTGTTGCTTTGTAGTGCACCAACTTTAGCTTGTGAGTTGATTGTTCTAATAACTTCACGGTTAATTTCAGCCATGATTTCTGTTGACAGAATATTTGCCAACTCAGTTTCAGCGTCAAGACCATGAATTGCTTTCAAGTCTTGTGCTAATTCTAAGCTGTATTCTGCTTTCAGTGCTCTGGACTTTGCAGTCACAGTTGCTTTTTCAATGGTGAAACCCATTTCGTTGAAGTCAGAAGTACCGCCACCACCGAGTGCTTCAGCATCGGCTGTTGGCATTCCTCCACCTGCAAGAGCAGTAACTGCTGAGTCAGCAATTGTGCTATCGCCATCAAGGTCAGTCAGACCTTCAAGACCAGATGTACCTGATGGTTGAGTAAAGGTGGAATCACCTGAATAGCCAGTTACGGCTTCGTTAAACAATGCTTCATCATCGATAGAAACACCGTTAGAAGCTGTTTTATAGCGAGATCTCATTGCAAAGATCAAGCCAGTTGGCCCAGTCATTGGCTGAACACCGCAGACATCGTATGCCATAAGGTTAGGCATTGCACGTCTTACAAGTGCGATAAGGATTGGATTCCAATTAGCAGCTGCACCAGTATTCATGGTTGGGGCTGCTTCATTAATCATACCCTCTTCAATGAGAGCTTTTTCTTGGTTTTCAAGAATAGCAGCAGTTACTGCTTTTCTATGATTATCTTTAATGGAACCTGCAGATTCTTCATTCAGAACTGGGGCCCATTTTTCTACGAGTTTATCGTATGCGACTTCCATTTGGACACTCCTAATTTATTTTACGTTACGTAAGGCAGTTAGATACTGAGCCATTGATCCGGATGTTACTTCTGTTCCGTCATCAATATCTGTTGGATCTAGATCTGCAGTTTCAGATTTACCTTGTTTAAAGTATGATTCTTTGATTGTTGAGACTTTTTTAGCAAAAGTTTCTTCATCATCGAAATCAATATCTTCAACTAGATTTTTTAGTTTTTCAATTTGAGTTTCGGCCAAGTCTTTAGATGCTTCACGGATAACCGCTTCACGCTTATAGGCTTCTAACTCTTCTGTCATTTCAATCAATGAACCAGTTTGTGAATTAAGTTTTTCTTCTAATTCTTCAACTGTTTCAGCCAGTTCGTCAACTAGGTCGACTTTAGACTCTGGTACTTCGATATAAGATTCAGTGAATAGATCTTTCAAGCTATTCATGAACTTCTCAGCGATCTCTGTACGTAGACCAGATTGGACAGCAACTTTATTATCTTCCATCCAACCTTCAACTACATAATTAAGGTAGTTGTCTACTTTTTCAACTAAGTCCTCTTTAGTAGAAGTAATTTCTGCTTCGAGTTCTTCGTTGTATTTTTCTTCAAGGCGATCAATTTCTTCTGCTAGCTTCGATTTGATAGCTGCTTCGAAAATAACACCTGCTTTATCCTTGAACTCTTCGCTTAGAGTTGCTTCATCAGCAATCAATGCATTGAGATCATCAGAAAAATCTGCTTGGTAGTCAATATCAGCTTCTGGCATTTCTACCACTTCGCCTTCTTCTATACCTTCAGCAAACATTTTTCCGTATAGTTCTGACATTTCAGCTTTGGTCATTTTTGACATATGCTGGAAAGCAGCATTAATCATACCAGCTTTCGTACCAGGAACTGGACTTGCAGGAGCTTTTTGCATGGCGTCCTTGCCACCTTTATCACCTTTACGTGCCTTAGCTTTTGGTCCTTTGTCACCTGCAGCGTCTACAGATGCAACGGACTGGGCCTCAGCATTCTTTGGATCATGAGCTTCTTCCACGACTTCGTTCTCATCATCGTGGAGTTCAATTTCTTGATCTTCAATTTGATTTTCATCAGTCATTTATTGACTCCTTTTACAATTTAGTTTTGAGTAACGAGAGGAAATTTTTAAACTCACGAACTTGTGTCTCATAGAGATCGGTGCGTGGAGCATTCTTAATTTCAGTCTCCATTTGTTCAATTGCTCTTTGCTCAATAATGCCGTTGTTCCATACCCACTCAACACCTTCCATTATTCCATTAACAAAAGCGCTAGGTGCGGAGGGATCCTGAACAATGTCTACTGCATTGAGTAGAAAGTCATCTTTGACAACCATTGCGTCATTAGTTCGCTGCAAGCTTCCCATACCACGAGTCGAAACGCCCAGTTGAACACCGCCTTCGAGAAGACCTTGTACGATCTTACCCATAGGAGTCTCCAATACTGTGGCTTTTCCCACAACATTGTTCCCCGACCATTCGAGGTTTTCAATTTTGTGTGAAACCTTATCAAGGTTTACGGTAGGTCCTTCAGGGTGATTTAATTCACCAACTGCGCGCCCTTTTTGTACTTGCTCAGTAACATACTTATTTACTGCGTTTTCCATTACTACGCGCGGATATATTCTACCGTTCCTATTTTTCTGTTCTGCGGACATAAAGACACCTTCAATAGAATACTTCTTTGACCCGTCTTTACGGGCCTCAGTTAAAACTTCTAAATTGTCTTCTGTGTATTCCGCAATTAATTTCATGTTTTTACCTGTTTAATAAATTCTTCGCCGGCTTTAAAAGCCTCTCTTTCATTTCTATAGACGTCTAGTCTATCGCCATCTACATAGGCAATATACTTTCCGCCTTCTTGTGCCACGGTAATCTTAATCCCTTTAAAAGATTTAGTTTTACCTTGTAATTTTGTTTTCCTAAGTGCACTAAACTTTTTCATTTTTGTCATTTTTATTTATTTATACGAATCTGAATCTTGACTTTCATCTAAGTTAATAAGTACTCTATATGTTCGATTACTTACTTCACCTTTATGATTCTGTGTCGTCTCCGTCTTCGTCTCCCACTCCGATTTCAACATCACTATCGGGCTCCGATACTCCTTCTTCGCCCATCTCGGCTTCGCTTGGTGTTTGTCCCATGTCTTGTTCATCATCCTCCTCTTCATCTTCTAAATCTAATTCCAATTGCTCTTCATCAGGTTCAGCGCCATTATATATTTGATCGGCTAATCTAATTTTTTCTTGATCAAGCATATCATTAACTTTAGCGCCCATAATATCTTGAAAAATTTGATTAGCTTTATTATAATCTTTATTTAAAGCATGTTGAATCATATCATCTGTCATTGTCATCATTGTCTCCTTTAGGTTCTATTTCACCAGAATTGGTTTCGCTTTTCATTTCGCCTTTCATCTTAGTGATTTCTTCATCATCTAAGACTAACACATTTTTAAATATCCATTCTTTAGAAAAGAATTCTCCAATATAATTCTGTAGTAAATCTAAAGTTTGAAGTTTTTCTCTTAAAAGTTCGGCATCTTTTAATTCTGTAAAGTGATTATCTCTTACGTAATCACAGACAATATCATTCTTAATTGATTCCCAATCTTCTTCAGTAATAATTCCCTTTAAGACTAGTTGTGTTTTAAGAATGCCGTAGAATAAATGTGAAAATTTTCTACGTAATCTATCAATAAATTTTTGAAATTTTAATTCATCTCTAGAAATTTCAGTCGATCTACCTAGGCTAAATTGTTGTTCTTGTTCTAATCTATTTAATGGAACATTAAGTGAACGATACATACGTTTTTGAAAATATACAATATCATCAATTTGCCCAAGGTTTTCACCTCCAGGTAGTGTAGAAATTTCCGTACCTCTACCGCCTTCACGCCTTGGCAACCAAAAATCTTCTAATAAAGATTGATGTTTACGATCATCTCTAATTTCACCAGTCTTAGCATCATATACAAGTTTATTACGGTACTTAGCCATAATATCTTTCATATATTGTTCTGACTTACCTCGTGGTAAATTACCAACATCAATATAAAAAATTCTACGTTCAGGTGCTCTAGCTAGTCTATAAATAACCAGCGAATCTTCCATCATACGTAATTGATTAATAGGTTTAATTGCTTTGTGCAAATAAGATACAACCTTTTTGCGCGACTCATCAAGTAACCCAGATGTAACATAGCTTACTGAATCTAAACTCATTTTTACACCAGCTGTTTGTTGGCCAGGTTTTTCTTGATAAATGTAGTATTCATCAACCTTTTCAACTAAATTAGCACCAGTCTTTGGATCTTTTTTTCTTTTAACTTGTTTTACTTTACGAATTTTTGCCGCATCAATTGGTCTAATTTCTTGAATACCAGCTTTTAAGTTTGCTTCATTCACAACTAAATGATGATAAATTCTTCCATCAACATACCATCTACGGAAAATATCATGAGCGTTTTCATGAAAATTTAACATACCAACAATATTATCAAATTCTTCTTTTATTTTTTTCTTAATAGATGGTGATTGATCAAGTTTATCCATATTAATATTTACAGGTTGTTCCATCAAACCACCCGCAATTGCTTCATTAATAATATCTTCTAAAGCTGCGTCTACTTCTGGATGCATTGAACATCCACGATATTTCATTATTAATTGGTGATTATCTTTTGAATCATCACCATCGATATTTAAATATTGTCCATAATGTGTTCCAGCTGCGGTTACATAACCCGCGCCATCATCATCAATAGGCGGAACAATAGACGGAAGTTGTTTTTTATCTCCCGTACCTTTTCTTTTTATTTCAAAACCAAATAATGAAATACTTCTATCGTTTTCTGCCATTAAAAAATCCTTTTATTTACGGAGGGCCACGTGGCCCTCCGCTAATAGTTTATATATTATGTAGTCGTATCTTCGTTTCGACTATCAAAATATTGATATGCGAAAGTAACAGTGAATCTTTCGATGTCATCGTTAGTTCCGTAATTCAAATCAATTGCACTTACATCGGTTGGGAATGAGCCTCTAAAGACATATTCTTTAATACTCGCTCCTTCTCGATCTAATTGCTCCACTTTCAGATCTGCTTCATATGCAATTGGTGAAGATAGCCCAGTATTCGCTGAATGAGCATTAATACCATTCATCCATCTTTCCATTGAGTTTCTTACCGCGAAATCTGTGTCGTTAATGATAGTCACAGTCCATTCAGCGAATGTTCTGTCACCTGCCATTTTTAACTGTCTACCACGGAAAGGAACAATAATGGTTCCCATCGTAGATCCGGGAAGCTGAGCAGCTTCACATAAAAACGATGTTAGTTCTGGATCACCACCCGCATAAGCAGGAAAGTTGATAGTGGCTTTAAAGAGATTAGGGCGTGCGCCTCCACCTCTTAATTTTGATTTAAAATCATCTACGCCTAAAACTGCCATTTTCTACCTCCTTAAACCGTGCCAACTACTTCTTCAAAATCGACTCCGGTTCTTACTGCCACAAAATTCAGTGTGACGTAGTTAATGGACCTTGCCGGTTTGATGAAGATGTTTGCGATGAATTCATTTCTATCAATAACTTCTGGTGTGTTATTAGTTTCATCAGCTACAACACGGAAGTCAGTGATACCTCTTCTCCCTTTGATTTCTCTAAGGACCGGCTCAATGATGTTAACAAACTCTGCTCTAGTAAATTCATCATTGAACTCAAACAGAACTTGTTCAGCAGCTCTTGCAATTGCTCTTTCAAGAATAAGGAACAATCTACGTACATTGATTCTGTCAAATGCAGAAGATCTTGTTAACATAGTCTTATCACCGAATAGCAATGTTCCTTGACCAGGAATATTAGCAACCGGGTTAACACTTGCTTTGTAGAGTGTATCTCTTTGTCCTTTAGTTGGTGAGTAAGCAATAGAAGTAATACCTAAGTATCCACCTCTTCGCGCACCAGCTGGTGAGAACCAAGGGGCTCGGTTTAGATCAGTTGCGGCCATAAGACCTGCAGTAGATGATGCAGCCGGAATTTGAATATACTGATCGTTATATTTATCATAAACTTTAAGATAGTTATTATCCATAAAGTGATATGAAGATCTTTTACTTAAACCATTAGCAGCTGCTACTGTATCAGTTACAATATCAGATGTACTGGTTCTGTTAATAACCTTATCGCGTGGAGGAGATGATACAACTACACAATCTTTTCTACTTTCAGCTGTAGAAATAAGATCGCCTGTAGTAGTTGTCCATGCATCACCACTAAGACCTGGTGCAATAAGGAAATCAACTTCTACTTGGTCTTTATCTTCAAAAAGATCGTGACCTGTAGCGAATTCGCTCATTCCAAGCGAACCTGAATTTACACCTTTATCAAAAACGTAAGTTGTTGCTGCGGTGTTATCTTTACTAAAAGTGCTATTATCACTGTCAGCTAAATAATTACCTGCTCCAAGGGCTCTCCAATCAGAATCCCAGTTCGCCATCCAAACATATTTTGAATTTTGATTGATCACATCAAGAGCGTAGTTAGTTACTCCTCCATCTCTTGTTGATCCTTTTACTACTGATAAGAATGGATATGTTTCTAAAACCGCACCTTTGGTTCCAGTAATTTTACCATTTTTATCTGCAATTACAATGTGAACTTCATCATTAGATGCTAATCCTACATTAGCTTCAGTTGTTTGTGAAGTTGTAGGTGCAGCATCGAAATCATTTTCATAATCCCATGCCGCAAAAGCAGTTGCATTAGCTGGACAAATTGAAACTTCTAAGCTATTACCCAGTGCGCCTGGATATCTAGCAATCCATGTATGGTTACCAGGATCAAGTGCATTTGAAGCGTCTGAGTCAACAAGAAGGTTTCCTGCTCCATCGCTATCACTCGATAAAACTGGTGATTTAGTAAGATCTGATAATGCTGATAATTGAGCATTAAAGTCATTTTCGTTTTTAACAACCACAACTTGTGCCAGATGGTTCAACCTTGCTTGTTCTGATCTATTTCCATTGGATCCTTGTGTTAAAGAACCTCCAACTCCTCCAGACCATTGGTCTGAATCAAGAACTTCTTGACCGGTTGTATCTGTTGCCCTCGTGGTTGAGAAGGCGTTTGCCGCTGATCCATCAATGGCCCTTACTACTTGCATACTGCTTGAATATCGCAGGAAATAAGAAGCATTGTGGAAATCAATCGTATTAGACGAGTCTGGTGAAGCGAACGTATCTACTAATTCTGTTTCATTAGCGATTTTTGTTCTTTCTTCAACAGGTCCCCATCTAAAGTTACCTACAATTGCGCCAGTAGTTGACTGAACGTTAGGAACGCCACCAGTCAAATCAATTTCTTTGACGACAACCGCAGGACTTTCTGATGGTGTGAATAGTGCCATTGATTTTTCCTCTCGGTTATAAATTATATGCTAACATAATACGGTTATCTTCAATTAACTTTATTTATATGTTTTAAAAATTAGGGTCATATTCTATAGCCCAATCATTATCAGGCTGTTCTATTACTTGAATATATTCTGAACCATCATCTACAAACCCAAATGGAACCACATCTTCTTCAATTTCTTTCATTCTTTGATCAAATAATAATTGTTTTAAATTAATATCTGTCATATCTTGAAAATAATTACCAGAAACAAAATAGCCAAATAAAACTAAATTCATCATTAAATCATCATGATTACCATTAGCAGCTTCAAATGATTGACCTCTGGCTTCAAATGTAGATATTTCTAAAATAGTTTGTTCATCCACTACTTCTAATTTTTTAGTTTCTAGCAAATCTTTGATTGCTGAACATCCCAATCTTTTTGTTTTTCTTGTAATTTCTATGCCTAATGCATTAGCCTTTACAGCTGATTCAACATGCATATTTTCATACTCTAAATCATGATAAAGGCCATTTGTTACAAGAGAACCTTGATCATTTGATTCAATAACTACATATGCTTTATTATAAGAATTTGCGTACTTATATATAATATTAGGGAAGAGTAAAGGAGATATAGTGTTATTGCGATACACAGCCACCTGTTGAAATGGGCGAGTGCTAATATCGAGTAAATTAAACGTAGAATAATCCTGTCCTCTTCCCTTCGATACGTCAACCGTCATAATATATTCATGTTTTTTAATTGGTTCTTCGTATATTAATAATTTTCCACCTTCCATCGTTCTTCTTGGGTTTCTAGCCCTAAGACTCATTAACGTTTCTGCGTTAATGAGCGTATCACCCGTTCCAAAAAATGTATTGCCAAATTCTTGATCGAATTGTAACTGCGATGTATTATTGATAGTTTGTTCTTTCCAGGCGTCATCTCTTCCTGGAACGTCCCACCAATCAACTCTGAACGGAGTAAATTCGTTAACTCCTTGTGTCGCTCCCTCCCATATCTTATAAAATGTATTGCCAATACCATTCGCAGTCGACGTGACGATAATTTTCGTATCTTCTCCTGAGGAGACAACTGGGTATGTCGAGGTGTAGAATTCATTGGCTCTCTCCACAAATGCAAATTCATCTAAGTAAAGAAGGTTAACAGAAAGACCCCTGATAGAAGAGCCAGAAGTAGCAGCAGCAAGAATCCTTGAATTATTACTAAACTCAAGACTACCTTTATTAACCGCCTTTGATCCAGGTTGTAAAAAGAAAGGAATATTTTCAAGCATAAGAGTAACGCGTGATAACATTTCTCTAGCAACGGCTCCCTTATTGGCCAAAATTGCAACAGTTTTTTCACTATTGAATAATGCAAACCATAAGAGGTACGCGCAGGCAGATATTGATTTACCAGATTGACGACATGCGAGAACGACATTAAACCTATTCTCCTGAAATTGTTTAAACATTTGTTGCTGATAAGGATATAGTTTAAATGGAACTAATCCTTTATCAAGCGAAATAACTTTACAATACTCTTGTGCAAAATAAACTGGATCGTTCATACAGCGAGCATATTCTTTAACTTGCTCTTCGCTCCAGTCCTGAACAACGCCATCGCGTTTTACATTAGGATTCCCTAGGTAACTTTCGTGCGGGTTCAGCATCTATAATTTTTCTTTCATTTTGTAATAATTTTTGAAGTTCAGCAGTAGATCCCAAAAATACATTATTATTAGTTATTTGTTTAACTTTTTCTTGTTCTTCTTTTGTTATTTCTTTATTTTTCTTATTTAAATCCATCAATTTATCATTAACATCAGCTAGATTTTTTACCATATTAGATAAAACTTCAAATGCTCTTGGATGTTCAGATTCTCTAGCAACTTCAATCATAAGATCTAAAGATTGTTTACCTTTTTCCAAAAGCTCATAGTATGTTTCACGAGAATAATCGTAATCATCATTTATTTTCTTATTCATCTAATCTTACCAACTCTCTATTTTTGAGATGTTCGGCCTCCACCATATGTTTCGCTTGACCATAATAATACACCGCATGATGTTTCTCAATAAGGTAATCATTTAAAGATTTATCTGCAAAACTGCTTGTTCTCCAAATTTCTCCAAGTATTCGACCGAATTTACCTTTAGCATCATACTCTTTCGTTTTAAGAATTAGCCATTCGTCATCAGTAAATCTTTCAACATAATGTTTCGCTGCTAATCCATATTTCTTTTCTACTTTATCACTTGTTCTTGATTCAGGAGTATCAATTCCCGACAATCTTACTCTTTCATCTTTTAGCCATACACCAAATCCTAAATCAATATCAACATCTACTGTATCACCATCAATTACTTTTCTAAGTTTACATCTATATTCATACATCATTACTATCCAAATAAATTGTGGTAAAACCAAAATCGCTATCAGCTAAACCAATTGTAGTAATTGGATCTGGCACCACTCTTAATGTTTCTACATAATTATCGCTATCCCTATATCCAGCATTAATATCAAATATTTTTGCATCGGCTTGTCTAATAACACTTTTAGGTGCAATTGGTCCATAGAAATTGACCTTCATTTCAAAATCTAATGTATATACAATTGTTCTTCTAGATTCTTGAGGTCCATCAAAATCATCTGAAAATGATAAACCTTGAATAATAACCGGAATATCTTCTTTAAATGATGAATACGTGTCAATAAATGGTTTTATAGTTAAAGTATATTGAGGATTAAATGTTGGCAATATTTGTTCAACTATTTGTAAAGCATCATCTTGATTTTTAGCATAAATATTTAATTGAAAATTTATACTATAAGGAACGGGCGAATAAAATTGATTTCTATTTTGTGCAGAAGTACCAACTGTATTAAAATTACTTATTTTAGTTAATTGTCTGGCATTATCATAAGCAAATGTAACTATCTCAAATGACATACGAGGAAGCTTTATAGCTACTTTTGAATCATTAACTAAATCTGGTACTTCTCTAATTCTTTCTAAATACTTATTTTTTGGTGCATAAGATAAAGGAACTTTTATTTGGCTTGAACTAGTTCCTCCTCCTGACTTACGGACAACATAAATATTATTAAATAGTGAACCAAATATTGATACACATTTACGGATTTTTTCGTGATAAAAATGTTGTCCAAACATGATTAACCTTTATATATTTTTTGTAGATGTGTTTCAAACGCTTCCACTTTTGCTAATCTATCAGGCCAAAGAATATACTCTTTCTCTGGATTCTTTTTTAGATTGTTCAAAAGAGGAACAATAGCATTGTATAATCTATCTAATTTATCTTGATAGCTCGCAGATGCTTGTTTAGCATCTTCGGCTACTTGTTGTGTTTTTTGTACAGCTTGTAATTCTTCTTCATCAACAGCTGTAAATCCAAAATCAAAAATATCATCAGTCATCAGGATCTCCAAATGGGTTGTCTTCACTAAAATCTAAGAAACTTAAATTATCTGTACTAAATAAATCATTTTGCTCAGTTGCAGTTTGTTTAATATCTTCTCCAACTGAAGTAATATTAAATGTTAAACTTTCTTCTTGATATATCGCTTCACCAGGAGTATATTGGTGATATTTTCCATCACTTGTTGATACATGGATTAATGATAATATTCCAGTTACACTATTCCATGATGCTATTTCACCGTCTATTTGAATTCCTGTAGAAGTATTTTGTCTAATAGTATCACCTATTGCAAAAACAATTGATCTATTAACAGCATCAACTGTTATATTGGTTGTATAAGCATAATCTCTTTCAATACTATCTATCTCATCAATACCTGTATCAAGATCTTCATCATTATAATCATATAAGTGAGCTCTTAATTTATAAACAGGTAAATTGCTTAATTGATAAAATGGTTGTTCATGCTCAACGTGTGTTATTTCAAATAATTTTTTCGTCATTGGAATATAAATTAAATCGCCTTCCAATGGTCTTATGGCCGTTACTTCACTATCAAATTGTTTTACTTGTTGTGTCCATCTACGCCTAGAAACAACAAACGTTGCTTCATCACGTATTTCAACTCCAAATCTTGTAAACAAATCTCCTTCACCATCAAATCCTTCAGTATTTTCAATATACATTTCTATTTTATGGGAAGAATTAAATCTTGCTGGAACTTCATCACCCAATTCTTTAATTTCGCCGACAGTATCTCTGGGTAAGTAATATACATCTTGCCCATACATTTTTAATGACTCTATAATTATATCTTCATAGAGATTTTGTTCTGATCTTACTTTGTCTGAGAAATAAAAATTGCGCATATTAACCTACAAAAAAATCTGCTGGTAGTTCTTGTTCTAATCTAATTTTCTCTCTTAATTGTTCAATTTCAGTTTTAGCATCTTCATATAATTGTCTACCATTTAAAGTTACGCCGCCTGGTAACTGCATTCCTTCAAACTTAATTAGATTTTGACCCCACTGTTCTTTAATAAGGGCAGTAGTATATTCTTTTAACCACATATCATTATATACAGAAGTATGTGTATTTGGATCTACAATTTGAAAAACTTCAGCAACTACATAATCATCAACTTTAATATCTTCATCTGTAAAATCACCATGTATATGGAGTCTATTTGCATGTCTTTGAAATGTTACTTGTGGTGTACCATTTAAAGTCATATCTAATATAGAAAGGTATTGTTGCATTTGTTCATAATAAGCAAGATCTCCAGCAAAATTCTGTAAATCTGCAATATCATTTAACATCATTTGGTATTTAATATCAAAAAAATTGTGAGAATAACTAAATGAACTTGATATTGGAAATAATCTTGATACGTAAATAATATCTGATGATATAGGAATATAACCATTTGAAACATCTGCTGAAGTAACTTGATGTTTCAAATATGTTTTTACTGTAGCATCAGAATGAAACTCTTGATAGTATTGTAACGCTTCGTCAACACGATCTTCTACTTGATCATCATCGACGTTGATCTCAATAACTGGATCACCCAATCGTCTTTTACAATATTCTATGAGTTCTTCTCTTGTTGTTGGATTAGCCATAGAGATCTCCACATTTTGATTAATCTATGACTATTTATATAAATTCTTTCTTATAAAATGATAATCTGCATCAGGGCCATAATTAACAATTTCTTCTACGAATCTAAAACCAATTTCATCAAGATAATCAAACGTTTCTTCTTTTAATGGAGCGCCTTCGTTGTACTCTTCTGATTGTACTTCTATAATCAAATGTTTAACACTTTTTAATGTTTCTATCGCTCCTTGTAAAACTTCTTTTTCTGCACCTTGTACATCTATTTTAATCATATCTGGCATAGGAAAATCATTTAGTTTTACTAATTCATCTAATGACATTGCTCCCATTTGTCGATGATCATGATATAATTGTTTATGATCTTTTTCAATATACATGCTTCCACCAGCAGGATGTTCTATATTTGTATGGAAAGTTCGTATTTCTTTTTCTTTACTTAATAAAGCGATAGCATAATCAACACCATAATAATCATATACATCTTTATATTCTTCAAGAGCATCAAAGGCAATAAACTTTGTATCATGCCAAATTTGTTTTGCCGTGTTTGTCCAGTGTAAACAACTTGCACCAATATCATAAACTACTTTAGGTTGAAAATCCCATCTAATTTTCATATCATTTAAATATGTTTTAACAAATGGAAGCATTACATCTTCCTTTGATCTTTCAATTAAATGCTGATTCACTTCTTTCGACACAGTATTAACTTTATATGATATTTGTGGTACAAAAAGATGATGACCTTTATGTTCACAAATTAAAGTTGTGTCTGCCCAAATTTTAAATCCTTTTTCTCTTGCTCTATCACAAAAATAAACATCTTCAGAATATGTATGATCATGATTCAAAGCAGACTTATATTTAAAATGCGGATATTCCATTTCATTAAGCACATGGCCTTTTATTAGAACACAACCAAAGCCACATCCTTTTACTTCCATTAAACCATGTTCTAATTCATTGTGCGGAATGTTTCCACCTTCATTATAAAGTTCTAAAATTTGTTTATCGTGTTTTCTTTGCATATACACACCAGAAATGATATCTTTATCTGATTCATATAATTTAATTAAAGCATCTTTTGGTAAAATTATATCGCTGTCAACCCAAAATGTATAGTCATAATTTTTACCCCATTCAGCAATTAAATTTCTAATTTGATCAACTTGATACCCATAGAAAAATTCAAAATGAGTCTTTACACCTTCTGGCATTTCAAGATTATAAATCGATTTAAATGTTTCAGGTTCAATACCTGCATTTGTAGGAATTGCAATTAGAATTTGTTTCATTTTATTTTCATCCTTAGATTTATATGACGAATATGCGTTTTGATTTTGTTCAATAGGATTTACTTTATAATCATTTAATGGATTAATGTCATTATAAAGAACCATAATTTCTTTTACTGCTTTAATTTTTTCTGGTGCCACCATTTCTATTAATTCATAAAATAATGGATTATCAGCCCCACTCTTCATAAAACCTTTACCAGGAATTTTATAATTACTAGGATTTAATTTATAAGCATATTTTCCAAGGAAGGTTCGCAAGTGAGTATATGGAATTTTCCAATTAAATAAATGCTTTCTATAAGATTTATCTTTCTTTACTTTGTTTGGATAGTCTTGAGCAATAAGAGGAATATTATCGGCTAAACTCCACATAGAACCATATGTAAATTCAATTCCTTCATGATAAAGTTGATTATAGTATTTAAAAATTGTTGGATTATTAATTAAAAAATCATCACCATCTAAAAGAATGATAATATCATCTTCTGTTGCATGTTGCATATAATTTAATTGATTAGCTATACATCCGCATCTCTCATCATTTCTTATAATCATTCTTTTAGAATTAGAAGGTAATTCAATTTCATTATCTGAATTATCATCAATAACAATATGCAAATAATTATCATAATCTTGTTGGTCAACTGATAAACAATGATCAACAATATAATCATCGGCATTTCGAAATGGTGAAATTATTACAATTCTTTTTTCTGGGTGCGTAGTTCTATATTCAGATCTTTCTATGGGATTTTCAAATCTTCTTCCATAAATTCTTTTTACTTTATCATTAATATATGATACTTTTCTGTATTGATTTACGGGCAAATATTTTTTTAATTTACGATAAAAATGTTGTTGCCATTGTAAGGCAACTGTATCCCATCCATAAATGTCATCAATAACATCGCAATAATTTTGTTTTTGTTGTAACAAATAATCGTTGTGATATGCTTGTATTGTCATATCAATAAATGATTTAGCTTGCTCATTTCTGTCAATTCTAGGAAATAAACCATTGGGGCAGTTGGCATAGTTTTGTTTATAGCATGCCAGATCGAGTGCTGTTTCTTCAAGAGCACCAAAACGAGAAGTAATAAGAGGAGTTTTATATAATAAAGATTCTAATGCTGAAATACCAAATGTTTCTGGAAATTCAGTTGGATACAACATAAACCCCGCATTAGATAATATTTCTGCTATCTCTTTTTGTGGTATAACACCAGTAAAAGTTACATCTAATTCTTTTGGATATGTTTCTACATATTTACGATGATCTTTTTCTTGTGCATCAGGCTCAGCGCCTTCTCTAAATCTATAAAATCCACCAATAACAGTGAGATGCGCACTTGGAATTTGGCGTTTTACTTCTGGCCAAATATCTTGTAGTAAAGGATTAAGCCCCTTTGTTACTGAAGCATTATAGACAAAATGACTTTTATCTTTTTGGCTTAAGTCTACTTCATCAATATATTTTACTGCACCGTTTCGAGTCTGAAAAATTTTATTTTTTAAAACTTCAAAATTTCTTTTAACACCATGCTCGCAGTTTAAAATATAATTTGTATGAAAATCTGATAAAGTAAATAGCTCATCAATTATTCCTTGATTGAGCATAGATTCTATATGTTCATCACCTTCACAAAATGTATCGTGCATCCACACGACTTTATATTTTGCTTTACTGCAAAGCTCTCCATATTTGTTATTTGAAAAGAAAGGATAAACTGATCTAGATGATATTATTATATCATATTCTACATCAAATGGAAGAGGTTGAGTGGGTTTTGTAAACTGGCTATGATCAATAAATTTTACATCATTATAAATTCCTGGCTGCGCTTCAGAATCAATACAATTGTTGTAAACGGTCACACTAAATCCTAAAGCCGCCAATTCTTTTGACATAAGAATTACAGCTGATTCAGATCCGCCTAACCCACGTTTTTCTAATGTAGTTCCATCATAAGTCAGACCTAAAAGGTCAATAATAGCAATTTTCATCATATAGTTATATATTAATCTTCGTGTGTACAGTCTTTACAATTACAAACTTCATGGTGTCCATCTTCTTGTAAAACACCATCAGTACACCAAACTTCATTTTCGTCATCTTTGCAATGACAAGGATGATTACACTTTGTACAAATTATTTCTGCCATTTGTTATTCCTATGCATCTGCTGTATTTGTTGAAGGGTATGATCTACCTCCGCCCCAAATGATTCTAATTCCACCACTTCCGCCTGAATGACCATATGAAGCAGTATCGTCTTCTATAGCTCCACCTCCTCCACCAAATGTACCAGCCACTCCAAATGTTGAATAACCAGAAGCAGTTGCTATAGTTTGTGAACCAACTCCACTACTAGGACCTAGCACAGAACCATTTTTTGTTAGTTCTGAACTTCCGCTCCCACTAGTTCCTTCGCCGTATAATCCTGTACCACCTCCACTTTGTTGAGCATTTCGTGATGCAGTTCCATTATTTGCTTGTCCACCGGCTCCTCCACCACCTACACCAGTCCCCAATTCATTACCACCATTTCCGCTGTAACCTCCAGCTCCTCCGCCTCCAGCGCCTCCACCATTATTTCTTGCACTTCCGCCACTGCCACCATTTCCTCCACCAGTATATTCTGTTCCAGTACCTCCATTTCCACCTGTTCCTCCAGAGCCCGAAGTAACATTGGTCAATCCGGCGCCTCCTCCATTAGCTTGTAATAAAACGGTAGCACCTCGTTTAATGTTAGTCGCATTACCGGCATTAGGGTTTGCTGATCGAGTCCCTCCTTGACCTCCGCCTCCAATAGTTAAGGTTAAATTTTCTCCTGCAGTAACAGTAAACGCGCTAGAATAAGATAATTGTGCGCCACCACCAGCTG